AGCTCCTGTAACACCTGTAACACCAGTGGGACCCGTTGCCCCGGTTACACTTGCTCCAGTAGGTCCGGTTGCTCCAGTGGGCCCCGGATCAATAGCCGGTGCGTCAAACACTGTCGAGTCCGTTGTATAGACGGCACTCACCGCGAGTCCAGTAAACGTCGCCTGTGACGTAGGGTCCTTGCAAAAACCGCGAATAATATGATAGGTTCCATTACCGTGCGATGTCCGATGGACAAGCTGAATGCGATATCGGCTGTTGCCGGCGTCCCAAGTGATGTCGCTGATCGCAAGCTCTGTTGGCGTGTTGCCCAGCGCCTCGATAATGCGAGAGGCGTTCGTGTAAATCGTTCCCGTCGCACTGCCGCCAAAGCCGAAGCGCTTGATGACTTCGCCTTCACCATTCGCCCAGCCGTTGCCGACAGTCGAGTAGACTTCGATTACGCCCTCAAATTGCCCGGCAAAGTACAGATCACACTTCTGATTGGCGACACTGTCGTCGAAGTTGACCTGAAACGATTTTTCCATCGTAAAATCAAGATGCCAGGTAGAGCCATCATAAGTATGTGTTGAATAGTCTGTTAATGTTGTTGCGGAAGCGGCTGAGGGAACTCTATTAGCTGTTAAACCCGCGATTCCTGGTCCTGTGGGACCAGTTGCTCCAGTAACACCTGTAGCTCCTGTAACACCTGTTACTCCAGTGGGGCCAGTGGATCCAATCTCGCCTTGCGGCCCTGTTGTTCCAGTAGCTCCAGTAACTCCAGTAGCTCCGGTAACTCCATTAGGACCAGTTGCTCCAGTTATACTTGTTCCAGTTGGGCCGGTTGCTCCAGTTGCCCCATCAATTCCAGTAGGCCCATCATTTCCTTGTGGACCCGTAGTTCCAGTTGCTCCTGTTGATCCAACACCAGTTGCTCCTGTTGATCCAACACCAGTTGCTCCTGTTGATCCAACACCAGTTGCTCCTGTTGGACCGGTTTCTCCAACTCCAGTGGGGCCAGTTGCGCCTGTAGGGCCACCACTAGGGCCAGTCGGTCCTGTATCTCCCGTGGGGCCTGTATCTCCAGTTGCTCCGACTCCAGTAGCTCCAGTGGGGCCAGTTGCGCCTGTAGGGCCACCACTGGGGCCAGTTGCTCCTGTATCTCCAGTAGGACCAGTGTTTCCAGTTGCACCAACTCCAGTTGCACCTGTTGGTCCAGTTGGGCCTGTAGCTCCAGTAGGTCCAGTAAATCCTGGAACCCCTTGAATGCCTGTAGGACCAGTTGATCCTGTATCTCCAGTTGCTCCTGTATCACCGACTGGACCAACGGGGCCTGTTACTCCAGTAGCACCTGTTACTCCAGTAGCACCAGTTGCGCCTTTAACGCCGGTAGGGCCAACGTCACCTGTGGATCCAGTAGCACCTGCGACACCGGCACCTGTTGGGCCAGTAGCACCAGTGACTCCATCCATTCCTACCCCACCCGCCGGGCCGCTTGGTCCACTAGGTCCGGTAGTACCTGTTGGGCCTGTGGCTCCATCAATGCCCTGTGGCCCTGTGGTTCCTGTTGGACCCGTTGAACCGACTCCAGTAGGACCTGTTGCACCCACTCCAGTTGGGCCAGTTGGACCGGCTGGGCCAGGTCCGGTTGGACCTATAGCTCCAGTTGGGCCACTAACGCCACCAGAACCACTTGGACCAGTTGGTCCGGTTGGGCCAGTAGCGCCGGTAGCTCCAGCAAAATTATGTAAAACATAATATTGGGTGGCTTCTAACTCTGCGGCTAGGGTATCATAATCTCGCCAATCCGGATTTATAATCTCGGTGATGGCTTGGCGATTGGTGTTCTCAACACCATCCCATACCTTAGTCGGAAATACTGGAGTTTGTAGACCCATTTATGCTGTATCTGTAACCCATGTGGCAATGCCACTATTTATTTGAAGTCGATAAAAGCCATTACTTACCGGGGGTGGTGGTAAACCCATAAATCACCATTAATGAATCTGTTCTTCACCATAATAAGTTATATTTAACACACCGTTAGCTGTTGCATCAATAAATTGGATGGCACCTAAATCACCATCATAATCAAGCGCTGAATTAACAGTTAAAAGCATTCCAACATTATTTGTTGGGGCTGTGCCATCATCGCGCCATCGAACGCTGCTCGTTTCAGCTTGTATCAAAGCGCTAAGCGCACTCCGTGGAGCTAAGCTAACAGCACTGGATAGATTGGTAATTTGTTGGTATCCCAGGGCTTTTCGATGCCCGTGAACGATGAATACTGGGAGAGCCATGTTATATTTTCCTTTTTATTTAAATTTACTTGACTTTTAAGTAATTTATGATATACTTAAATAGGAGATATTTTATGTGGATCTTATTAACAAAAGGCCAAAAAACCTGGGTGGATGATATTGATAGTGATTTAGCTAATTATAAGTGGTATTATCATATTAATCACAAAGGTGGTACTGGTTATGCTGCAAGAATGATTGGAGGCCGAAAACATAAAAAAGTTCTCTTTATGCACAATGTTATTGCTGACCGAATGGGATTAATACATTCACGTAAAGATACAATTGATCATAGAGATCGGAATAAATTAAATAATTCGCGCTCAAATCTTCAAATATCCAACTCATCGCTTCAGGAAGTTAATAAAGGTTTAACAAAACAAAATTCCACAGGCTATAAAGGAGTTTCTTTTCATACAGGGACTCAAAAATATCGGGCAGTGATTACGGTTAATGGAAAACAGATTCATATCGGCGAATTTAAAACTCCACAAGAAGCTGCATTAGCATATAATCTTAAAGCTCTTGAAATTTGGGGTCTTCGGGCTTGGTTAAATCTTATTTAAATCTTTTTTCCCTTGCCCCTTATAGGTTTTTTCTTATCTTCTGACAAAGTAGTATCTTGCGCTGCTATTTTCTCTTCGCTTGCTGCTTGTCGATTAATAGCAAGATCCTTCAGTCCTCGCGCTGCCGCCCACTGTGGATTGGGAGTATTGGGATCTATGGGACTTGCAACTTGAGTTTTATGATTCAACTCCCCTTTGTTGACAACTGCTTTATTAGCAGGATCTTGGGCAGGGGGGGTGGGTTTATCGGGTTCTTTTGGAGTCTTTTCAGGTTCTTTTGGAAGTTTCTCAGGCTCTTTTAAAGACTCTGGGGGGTTTTCTGGTGAAGTTTGTCCATTTTGTCCTTGTGCAGCCCCTCCAAATCCCTGTGTTTGAGCCTGTGCAATACGTTGAATTCGTTGTTGATGGTCATCTCTAGCTTTTAGATATTCATCGTCATCAAATCCTAGTGCAATTGATGCTTGTTGCTCACCGACTAGTCCGTTGATTGAAGCTTGAATAATGACATTGGGATCACTGGTTGTATAACTAGCAGAGTCAATTTCTTTAAAAACTTCTTGAAGTTTGTCTGTTGGAACTCGTGATCCAAGAAGAGTCAATACCAAGTCTTTTGCTAATTCTTTTTTAGCCTGGCGACCCGGAACGGTAGCTAAAAGTGCTGATAAATCCTTGGCTTCAGCAATTCTATCAAGATTTTTAGTTAAATTATAGCGATCTGGGTATTTAACATGAGCAATTCTTCGCTTTTTTATGTTTTTTTCTTCATAACAAGCCCAATAATCAGCAATTCTTCGTTCCGCAATCTCCAAAACAAAGCCAATATGAGCCAATCCGGCCTCTAACCCTTGTCCAACCATTTCTTTTACTTCAGCCGAGAATGGCTGACCAGATTTATTGAGTACGCTTAAATGTACTAATTTACGAATTTGATCTTCTAGCCTGTCTTGAAGTGCCATTGAGGCGTTTAAAGGCTCTGCTGAGGGATGAATGTAACCCGGTCGTTCAGCCTTCAAGTCATATGCGATCCCTTGTGTTGGACCAATTAGCTTGTCTTTATCTGATGCTGGCTGTCCACCAGTCATTGCGGACCCATCAGGATTTACATTATGCTTTAAGTGATCTCCGATGGATCTTAGGTCTTGTTGTTCAGTGTAAAAGGGAAAATTTGCCTTTAAAGCATACGAAACATCACTAGATCCGAGGTTTAAGAGGGCAATTTGATGGTTTGCCACATCTTTCATTAAGCTTTCACCAATATCAAGTAATACAAATGGGATACGAGTGAGTTGCAGTTCAATTGGTGGGTCTAATGTTGGAAGGCCCGACATAGGATCAATTGGTTCGGCCGCTGTATTAAGGAAGCGAACCATAACATGACTTGTACCAGGGTCAATCCATACTAAACGAAAACGTTCATAACTTCCTATTGGCAAAGTCACACCGAGTAAATTATCAATATGATAATCTACGCCCCTGTCACGTAATAATAATGCTTTAAACTCTGATGGATTACTCGGAGAAGATACTGACCAAGATAGGATATCTTCAACCTGATAAACGTATAAGTAAGGCCGCATACCTAATGTATCTGCTAAAGTTGGGCCATTGACAGGAGGCATGTCTACATATACCCCGATCTGACCCATTACTAATAGGTCGGTAAGAACTTTATGGCCCATGAAAAAGTTCATATTAGAGCCACGAAGATCCACGCCGCCATTAAGTCCGGCTATTGTTTGAGTATAAGCATCTGTGCCACCTCGACGAATACAATCACTCATCCGTTGAAAAATAGCATTCCGAATTTCATTGATTGCTGTTTTAGCAAATGATGGAACTGGGGTTATTTGACGCCGGTTTGTAAAATCTAAGTCTGACTCTCTGTTACTGAACTTATGGAGATGTCTAAAAACAAAATCAACGCCCCCATAATAGCAATCTCTCCAAAGCATCCACCCAATCTGTTACCAACTCATAAGAGTCGGGTTGGTCATTTCTGCCAACCTCTGCATGTCGCCATGCAGTCCAGACTATATCTTCATCCCTTAAAGGGAGCAAGGCGTGTAGTCGTTGAGGGTTCTCTTTCGAGCCTTCCCTGCTGATTGTCCGCAGCAAGCAGATTGTTACGCGAAGCGTACTGTTGCATACTCGGGGTTTCCAGCATATAGCCTTGTTGTTTCATTGTAAGTTACCTTACACGGACACCACTAGTATAATGTCTTGCATCAATTATCCTCGGAACATTAGGCACAGTTGTTACTCCTTTATTAAATAGTTAATTGCTACACGAAGCAGTTGGGGGTCATCGTGGAAGCCACCCAATGCTCGGTTACAGGGACTACATAGTAAGCCACGAATCTTACCTGTTATATGATCATGATCAACACAAAATCTAACTTTTCTACCGCCAGGATTTGTAGTTCCACAAATTGCACAGCGACCATTTTGCGCTTGCACTAATAAATCATACTCTTCAATTGTGATTCCATAACGATCTTTGAGATGGCGATTATGCGCCATTCTTGGATTTTCCCTTTCTCGAATAGATCGTGCAAGATTTTCAGGTTTCATATCTTACCAAATCCGTTTAACAAATCGAATTGGTAAACTCAACAGCCACTTCACTGGCTGTAATACCCGCTTCAAAGCCGCTCGTCTCTTTTCAATCCGGGCCACTACTCTTGGACGCGATCGCCACCAAGTAATTACGGGGAAGTCCCAACCTAATGTGACTAAAACTAATACTGCACGAATGTATTCTCGAACTCTTGGTAACATTATTTTACTCCTTGGGGCTTTCCCCAAATCTTTTGAACGGATAAAATATCTTCTGGGCCAGGCCCCGAGGGACGAGTTCCCCAATTCATTATAGAATTAGGATGTTTACCATCTTCCCAATCACCGAGGCCAAGAATGTGCCCCAGTTCATGTATGATAAGTAGATAACTCATATTAGTATGAGTATCCCATTGAACAGCTTTATTAGGAGCCGTTGAAATATTAATTGTTCCACGTCCTCGACTTAAACCTGTAACATTGGCAACAAAACTTGGATCATTTACTAATGTAAAATTTACAGAATAGGGGACACTTTGTACTAATTGCCATTGTACATTGCATACCTTAGTCCAGGCATTAAAGGCTTGCTGTAATCCATCAAGAAATTGAGATAATGATGTTTTGATACCAGGTAATTTAAAAGTTGATGGGACAAAAACTTTAATTAATGTAGGAGGTTTCGGTGCTGGCGGTGCTGGCGGTGCTGGCGGTGCTGGCGGTGCTGGCGGTGCTGGCGGTGCTGGCGATGGCACTGGTTTCGGTGGAACTGGTTTAGGTGCTGGCGGTAGCACTGGTCCATAAGCACTTTTTTTAATATTTTTCATCATAAGAACGCAGGAATGGGCTTATTGGTTACATAACTTGCAGCAAGAGGTAGTGCTATTTCAGCATAAGTCATTGCATGACAAAAGTGGTCTGCGTCTGTGTTTACATATTTGGCTCTTAAATTGCCAGTATCATCTTTTTCATAAGTTCTAATTTCGTTCTTGATATGGTCTTTATATTCGTAACTTAAATCCGCGGGTAAAAGGATTCGTTTATTATGAAACCGACTTAATGAAGCATCAATCCAATTTGTTCGGTCAACGGTAGCAATTGGAGTTCCAAGGTCATCTTCTGTTATTACAATCTCCTTGCCAGTTACACCACGACGATACCGGCATAGTGTAACATATCCTGGAAAGCGTCGTGCAAAACGTCGGGCCTCATTAATTTCAGGATCCGCATCCATTACACAATGAAGAACTTGCCAATCTCGCATCAAAATATCGAGGCGACTAAATTCATCACCTAGTATTTTTCCTTCCCACAGTAATTTTGCAATGGCTGCAACATTTAAATCTCTACCCATCTCTTCAATAAACCACTCAATAACACAAATATGATTCCATTTACCTTGATCAATTCCCATTGTTATTAATCGTTCACCCCCAGTTTGTGGCCGAGGGTCATTTTTTGTGTGGGCTCTTATACAATCTTGAATTTTTTCATCTGTTACTTGTGCCCCTTCTCCGACATAAGGTAATCCAAGTTTTGAATTATGAAATTCACTGGTAGCCCCTTCGTCTCCGAAACCTTGAAAATAAGCAATTACTATTTCACCAGGACTAACCGTATAAGAATAAAGTTGATTAATATGAAAACTTCGTGAATCTTGTTTACAATTGTCAGTTGTAGGAACCCACTTGGCTGTTTTTAAAGTTTCAAGTTTTTGCCACTGATCAATACGTCCATCTTCACATACTCGTTGCTCAAATCGTCCTTGACATTCTTTACATTTTAAATAAGATTCATTACAACGAGGGTCATTGACAGATTCGCCAATTATTTCAACACAATCCGGCCATATAAATTCAGTCCATTTATTACAATGCGGGCATTGAAATATAAAGTGTTCTTGAGTGCCCTGAACAAATAGTTTGTGAATTCCTTTTTTAGGAATTGTTGGGGTCGAAACTGCCCACACATTTTTTCGTATTTGGCCAGATAACCGTTCTAATGCTAACCAAATTTGATCTTGATCCATTTCGTCCATTTCATCCAGAATCAACGTTGATACTGGAATGGATTTTAAGTTACTATCGCCGCGTGAACCTCTGATATAAAGATTTACACCTCCAGCTTGCTTTAAACCTACAGTATTTGTGTCTGTGAATATTTCTTTTAAGTAAGGGCTATATAAAAGGGCTGTGCTAAATCTTGCCTTTGAAAAATCGCTAGCATTGGTTAGGGTTGGTAATACATATAGCACATCTCTTTTGAGAACATCAACAGTATAAAGAGCACGATTGATTGCTATTTCCGTGACTCCCATTTGTGCTGACTTCATTGCTGAATTGAAGGAAGCAGTGGAATCTGAAATTTCTCTACACCACGGGTGGTGTTCAAAACTGTATTGTCCTGGAAATGGTTCTCCCATGACTCGACGATATTCGGCCCACCGGGAGCAAGTCGTCAGCGTGCGACTGCGCAAACCTTGAGCAACGGTTTCTCGAAATTCTTCCAGTGTCGTTTTCATTCATCTGTATCAAGAGACCAACGGATTTGCTTTTTGTATCAGGCGGCCGTCAGCGGCTAGATTATTCGCATTCATCCTTGATCTCATTGTTTTCTTCATCTTCCGAGAGGTCTGGTAACTCGGCCGTACAAAATATTCCTGAGTCATCAAGTTCTGGTTCCACTTCTGGTTCTACCTCTGGTTCCACTTCTGGTTCCACTTCGGGCTCTACGGGTTTTGGAGCCATGCGTTCTGGATTATGATATTCGGGCTTATAGGATAACCATTGAATTCTATCATATCCCCAGCTATTAGTAATTTTGCCAATAACATTCTTTCCGTCGAGTATAACTAAATAAGTATCATCAGGAATATCTATTGAACGGATGCCAGAAATTTGTTCAATATCAGAGATTCCATTAGGATGATAAACTTTTATAGCAACCGTTGGTGATGAGCAGTGTGGTAAATCAAGTTTCATTTAAAACTCTCCGAATTAAAGAAGAGAAATAAGAGATAAGAGAGAAAGAATTTGTAACCAATGATCTTTAAACCATTGAATTACTCCTGGCCAATTTATAGCAAGTCCTTGCTTACCCATTTCTTGGGTTACGTGAGCCTCAATTTCTTCCATTAAATTAACTGGAGTGCCATCAGGCTTCTTTTGATTCGGATGCCGAATAGCTATCATTATTTTTCGGTATTGCTGCTCAGTTAGTTTCCCTTCTCTTCGGGAAACTCGGGCACCAAATTTTATAGTCCGGCGGCATGGGTTTTAAATCACTTTTTAATTGTTCAGGTGTAATTTCTTTTCCAACATACCGTTTTATTTCTTTATTATCTTGAACAATAATAACTGTTGGTATCAAGGTAATATTATACTTTTTTGCTAGTTCTGAGGTTTGACTTGTATCAACAATATCAATTTTATATCCAACTTTTTTAAGTTGTTCAATGATAGGATATGCACGTTGACATGCTGGACAATTTTTTCCGGTGAAAAAAAGTGCTATTACCATAGTTGAAACTTATCCGGTGTTATAACCGGCTCAGGAGTTGGATCTGGTTTTGATCGTCTTCGCTCAATTAAACGTCGTAACCAACCTCTTCGTTTTTCGGTTTCTGGAGTCGGAGTTGGCACAACAGGTACATTTGGAGCATCATTAATTGTTGGTGGTGGTTTATAACCTTCTTTATCCAATGCTGTATTTGCAATAGTCGTCATGTCTCGAACTTTTTTATTCCAATCAATCGGTTGTTTCTTTTTGATTGAAATGAAAAGTCCAATCCACCATTTCATGAATTGCCAGAAAACTCCCAGAAACTTTAGCATATTAGTTTACCAAAATCTATAATCCAAGTTTTGCAAAGGATATCCAATATAGCTACTTAATGCTACTGAATCTCCTTGACGTAGGGCGCGTTCAATTACACTTGCATCTGCCCAGAAGGAACCTTGTGGTTGACCCAAACGAGTTGGACCATTAACCCAATCCGTACCCCAACTATTAATAATAAGGCCACCAGGACGTTTGGGGTTATCATCAATGCCAGCAATAAGCATGGCATGGTTCCACGGACGCCGGCCTGGAGGAAGAAATCCTTCCTTGTCTCTTCCAAAGTGGGTACTGAATCCAACGTTACTACACATGGTTACTGGATAGCCATTAGCAATAGCATCCCGACATTCAGCCCACGTTCGCACCAATGAAACAGTTTCAACTGGATGGAGATGACAAATTGGTAATAGTTCTGTTGGAACCCCAGAATTTCCTAGTCTCTTAGCAATATTTCCATCATAGTTTGAATAATCGTATTTACCGTTGAAATATTTTTGACGAAGTAAAACACCATATTGTTTAACAAATTGGGCGGCATCAGTACCATCACACCCATCACCATGATATTTCTTGTTAGCAGCTTGAACTCGTGCCCCAGCATAAATAATCTCGGTAGCGGATTCTGCTACCCATTGTTGAGGAACAAGATTCTGACAAATTTGGACGGCGGTTAGAATATCCACGCCTGCCCCATAAGCATGACTTACACAATCACCTATTTCTTGGTTGTGAGGAATAAATGGGTGGCCAAGAACTTTTTCAATGAATTGGTATAAGAGAACAGTTTTACCCTGGCCAGTTCCTCGAATTTGAGCATTCATTTGACTCAAATAAGGACGAGTCTGGGTCTGTAAAAACCGTTTTCGAGATGCCGGTGAATCTATCCAACCACCATAAAGTGGTTCATCTTCATCGTAGGCAACTTGAGCAAAGCTGGTTAAGCCGGAACTAAGAAATTTTGCTCCAACAAATCCTATAGCAGTTAATTTCAAAAATTCTCGCCGCTTCATTCTAGGTTCCTCCGTATTCCTTTAATGCTTTGGAAATTTCCTGCCATAATGCTGCGTGTTGTTCAACTGTTGTCAAAGTACCAGCCGCAGCCCGAGTCTTCATTTCAGCTTGTAAATTTGTAAGGAATGGAACCCAAGCTGATAGGGTTGAGCCAAGTGCTGCTCGATTAGCCTCGGCAGTTTTGGCAATAATTTCTTCTGGTGTTGTTAAAGCACCGGCTGTTACCATTGAAGCAACACTATCAAAACTTCCAGCAAGCTTCAAAGCTTCAGCTTTCTTAGTTGGCGTTGTTACTGCGTCTGCCCATACCTTTATCTTTGAATTAATGGTACTTGTTGGGGTAACTGGAGGTGGCGGGTTGGGTGGAGTGGGTGGTGTGGGTGGTGTGGGTGGCGTGGGTGGAGTTACTGTTCCGGCTGTCACTTTAATAACAAGAGTCTTTACATCGACTGTTCCATTTAAAGCACAGGCTACTACGAAAGTGTAATCTCCAGGTGTATCAGCACTAAATACTGCTTTACGGCCAGCTTCATAAGTTTGAAAGTTGGTTGTTGTTGGAATCACTTTCCATTGAAACATGGAACCACTTGATTTGGTCAAATCAAATCGAACCAACTGACCGACTGTAACTTCCTTGGGGGCGTCAATTATAACTTCGGCTTTTGATTGAGGATTCAAAGGATCTGATGGAACTATTGATGGAGTTGTATCCATTAGAACATCATAAGCTGCTGGTCGCGCTTGTGGCATTTTAGATTTACCAGCACTGTAGCTTCCAATTATAGCAATTGGCAGTAAAATAATACACACGCCAACAAGAAATTTATTGAACAACTTATTTCTCCCTTAGTCGAGATATTTACAATCAAAAGGCCATGTATTTGTTTTATTCCATTTACTAAAATATGCTCTTAAACTACTTGAATTTATATTATTTGCTTCTGCGGCTTTTTGTATTGATGGGTATTTTACACCTTTAAATAAAACGCCTCTAGCATGTGGTGGATTAAGAGAATGAGTTTGACTCATTTTCTGTTTAGTAACAGAAGTTAATTTTCTTCCTTGCATTGATTTTGAAATTTTTTGTCGCCATTGAGCAGATAGAGGCTTTCCAATACAAGCAGCTTTTGTTGCAGCAATTCTTTTTTGTTTTATTGAATCTGGAAGATTTTTTTGAGCAATGCTTATTTTCTTTTTCTGCTCTGAAGACATGTGCCAACCCGCAGGCCGACCCACACCTTGTTCATTATCGGTTAAATTATATCCAGCAGGCGCAAGTGTTTCAAGTGTTTTAATAACCTTGGGTTCTAACTTTTTAATTTCTTTTTCAGATCCCTCATAAAGGACAGTAAATTGAAAATTTTCAATTCCATATTTTTGCACCGCAGCATAAACAATTAAAGAACCCTGCCCATAAAGTAAATGTTCTTTTTTACGTTTCTCTACATTCTTAGTAATTCCTACATACTGTTTTCTATTAACTAAATTAGTTATAAGATATAGAAACATAAAGTATATTCCCGGTAGGGGTAGCCCCACCCAAGACCGACTACCCCTACCCCTTACTAAACGGATGTTTACTTCTTTTTAGAAGACATCTTCCTCAATGTTTTTGCCAAGGCGATCCGTTTCTTGGTTGTTGGACTAGGATTCTTTCCTGGAGAAGCCATAAATTGGCTTAATGACTTTCCGGCCTTTTTTGCCTGGGCCGTCAGCGCGCCAGGATGCTTGATTGCCCCTGCGATCCACTTTTTCTTTGCTGCCATGATATTCTCTCCCAATTTAAAAGTTTAAAATACCCGCCCTTAATGCACGTCACCTTTAGAGGGAGCGGTGCGGCGGGTGTGTTATGCGATCGCCTGGCCGGTCATGAGACGTAAAATTACGTTCAAGACACCGGTAGCTGAAACAAGAGCGGCGACTAATGCTGGGTTGCCTGAAATAAAGCTACTGCCAGCAACATAACCAAGAACGCCAACTGCTGTCGTGATCAAGTTGACCCAAACGGTCTTTGACATCCACCAAGGCTTGGAAACTACGGGGGTAACTACGGGGGTAACATCTGCCATTTTAATTCTCCTGTGATTTCTGACCCGCTTGGGCCATTGCTTTAATTATCCGATCACTAATGCGATCAACGATATCTTCATAACCGGGAACACCTTTTAATTCATCAATGATAATGGCTACAATCTCATTACCAAGAGCTAGAAGTGTTGGTTTTGAAAGAAGGGACCCTAAATTTGTTTCAAGCTTGTGGGCTGACTGTACTAGACGCTCGACCGTTAGCAACAGAGAATTTAAGGCTCCACAGTTTGTCATTCGGTCGGAATCGTTTTGCGTAAGATTAAGCCGTTCTTCAATAAGCATACGAGCTATAGCGATTTCATTCCGAAGAGTTCGGATTTCATCATGCTCGTTTAAGGCGGCTAGTCGGCTACGATCCTGAGCTTTAAGAAGCTGATACATTCTTGTATCCTGTTCAGTTGCCAAGTCTTTATGACTCCCATGTCGGCTACAAAAGGTACTTCCCGGTTGGGCATCTTTTGTACACTGCCCATTTGTCGTTATGCCAGTGCAGCGGTTTGGCCTATCTAATGGTTTAAGCATGCGCGCATTCTCCTATACTACTTATGATACCATTTTGCCCCTCTTTACCAATGAAATCCGTAAATTTTGTCAAAATAGTTAAAATAGTTATAATCCTTAGAATCCTTATAATCATTATCAGAAAATTTTCTCTTGACTTTATACAAGAGGATGATATAGTTATAGTATGAATGCTTCATCGTTTTGGATTTCATGGGCGGCGGCTGCATACCCTAGTCAAAGGGTATCTGTTAAAGATAACACCTTTCATTTCTTGACTTTAGATGAAATGGGGCTACCTCGAATTCCTTATTCTCACCCCTCTAAAGGGATGATGCGAAAAGATGGCACATTTATTTCGTGGGTTGACTATCGACAACGGTATACAGAAGTCAGAAAACGTGTTAACACTCGTCATACTATAAGGTTAGGTATTTTGTTTCTTGTTGGTATAGGAATTGCTCTATTAGTGTAATATGAAAATTCTTCTTACAGGTTCTAATGGTCAGCTTGGTAGTGCTCTTAAAAACATTTTAAGTGGTACTATTCTAGCAACCACACGTAAATCACTGGATATTACCAGTCGGCGTGCTTGCCAAAATATCATGGATTTTGAAAAGCCTGATATGGTGGTCAACTGTGCAGCATTTACCAATATAAATGCGGCAGAGTATCGAAAAGTAACTGAATGTAAACGTGTGAACACTGAAGGTGTTCGGAATTTGAGTCGGGCGTCAACATGTTCTTTTGTTCAGATTAGCACAGACCAGATTTTTGAGGGTACATCATCACCTTATTCTGAGAGGTCAACTCCACGCCCTCAGAATGTATATGGTCGCTCAAAGTATGAAGCCGAACAGGTTCTTCTAAATACGGCTCCGCATCGTCATTACATAATCCGAACTAGTGGGTTGTATGGGATTGGTCACAATAATTTCGTAACTCAGGTTTTGGAAAGAGTTGCCAATGGCAACTCTTTACAAGCGGCCACTGATATATTTTCTCATTTAACGTATGTCAAAGATTTAGCTGACGCCCTCGCTTGGTTTGTAGATGCATGTCCGCGTACTGGGGTTTATAACATTGCTACCCGAGGCATAGCGACTATGTATGAGTTGGCTCAGACAATCTGTGCTTATGGTGGTTATGATCCTGAATTGATTCTACCGTGCCTACACAGTGATTTACAGGGTGCCCGGCGACCGCCAAAGGTTGAGTTATCAATGGGAAAGTATAATGATTTATATGATGCCCCACAGAGTCATTTAACTAGTTGGAGAGAGGGATTATCTCGATTCTTTACCGATATTGGAAAGCCAGTATCACCAGCTAGATATTCATTTCGTTCTCGGCGGCCTCGCAGTCCAGTTATACCCCCTGTAGTGCCTAATTTTCAGTCAATAGAACAGGGACTTACTCTAAACGCTCAGAGTCTTGAGAGACTTCGCCGTTGGGAAAATACCCCGATTCATCTGGAGCCACGTTCTGATAATGAAATGACTAGGATGTTTGCGAATTATTATGGTAGTAACTGGAGGCCCGATGTCTCCTAGAATTAGACTCTGGAATCAACGTGAGTTGCTAGATTGTGGACCTACAGCATTATTAAATGCTTTGAGATGGTTGGGATACTATGTCTCATTAAGACATTATAAAAATCTTTGTGAAGAGTGTGGCTATACAAAGAAAGCTGGAACTAATCATTATCGAATTAGCCAAGTGCTAAAAACTGTTGCGGGATTAAAAATTGTTCGTCCGCGTAAAATGACAATTCCTCGATTTAAGAATTTTCTTAACGGACGACAAACAGCGATTATAATGTCTTATCGGCTCAAGCCCCGAGGTAAGGGTCATATTTGTTTAGTAGTAAAACAACGAGGTCAGTTGCGATTTATCAACATGTATCCTGATGAATTGTATACTCGTGTAAACGATACATATTTAGATAAACTACTACGATCCAAGGGTAGGGGCTTTCCGGCACTTTGGTTTTTGGAGAAGGTATAATGTTATTCGGTTGCGAATATTGTACAGGATTTGAAGCCGCACTTGCAAGTTTGGCCTTATTGCCACTAGCTTTTCATTGGGTGTTTCATAAAATTTGGGGGTTTGATAAAACATGATTAAGAAAATTTTAGGTGGTATTTTAGTCGGCTCCACTGCTTGTGCGATAGTAATGTTGGCAATCCTCTATTTTACAAATAGTGGACTTATTGCCACTGTTGCTGGAATGGCGGCTTATACTGAATCGGCCGCGTTTATTCGGAGACGCTTATGATTTGCCTATGGGAAATTCTTATTCCGACTAAGTTCAAAGAAGCTGCCATTCCTTCTTCTTGGCATTGGTTATGGGATGATAAGGTTCGGACAATGGCTGGGGGTTTGACAATTTTAACCCCTGTCAAAGGTCAATGGATTTCAACAAATGAGCTAGTAAAAGAGAGAATGATTCCCGTTCGCATTGCTTGCACTAAAGAACAAATTGAAGAGATTGCTAGACTAACAATTGCACATTATCATCAAAAATCAGTAATGTTTTATAAAATAAGTGATAATGTTTATTTTTATGAAAAATCTTAAATATCTTATTACAGGTGGTTTAGCTGGTTTGATTGGAATGATGTTAATGGAACTTAACACTCCGCATCATGTTCTTGATTTCTTAATGGGTGTGGCGGTTGGAACTTGTCTTGTTTATGTAATTGATAGTTTAAGGAAATGATATGTCATTTTATTTAGTGCCACCCATAGAAAACAAGACTCTTGAACTCTTTGAAACGGATCCCGGCCATCCTTCGTATTATTGTCCGCATTGTAAAGGTTGGGTCAAAGGTGAAGCAGGTTTTTACCAAGAGGATTCTTTTTCAATTTTAGCAGGGCGGCGTGGAACGGTGGAATCATGTATGCGTTGTGGAAATGAAATAGGCTTCTTTGGGGTGCAAGCATGAAACTATGCTGGATGTCGGATCTTCACTTGAATTTTTGTTCAAAGAAACAAATTGAAAAATTCTTTGAACGAGTTAAAGATAGTGCGGATGCTATGATTATTAGTGGTGATATAGGTGAAGCTCCGAGTGTAGTATCATATCTTCGTTGGATGGAAGATGTCATTCAGAAGCCAATCTACTTTGTGCTTGGTAATCACGACTTTTATCATGGCTCCATGCTCGACGTACAGAGAAGAATTGATAAATTGGTTCGTGAGGATTCTAAATATCTTCATTATCTAACAGCCGGTGAAACAATTGAACTTACTCCTGAAACAACTCTCGTGGGACATGATGGCTGGGGCGATGGACGCAATGGTGATTACGATCACTCTGAAGTTGTCTTGAATGATTGGTTCTATATTGGTGAGCTAGTTGGCTGGTCTCAAAACGACCTTAAAAAACGATTACTAGCATTAGGCGATAGGTCTGCCTTTTATTTGCATCAAAAGCTAGCATCCATTACGGCTTCAAATGTAATTGTGGTCACGCATGTCCCACCTTTTCCAGAGACTTGTTTCTGGCGTGGTGCGCCAACTAATAAAGATTTCTTGCCTTTCTATACTAATAAAGCAGTTGGTGAAGTATTAAAGCAAGCTGCTCAGAGAACATGGCACGGTGATCCACTTGATGCGGATGATTTGCCAATTATGTACACAGTTCTTTGTGGACATACGCACGGTGCCGCACAATTGCAACTTGGCAATTTGACAGTTAAAGTAATGGGGACTGATTATGGGTCGCCCACATTTGAAGTCTTGGAGATTATATGACAAGAAAACAGTTAGCTAAAGAAACTTGGGATAAAATCGAAAGGTTTCTTACACTCACTACGGCTGACCGCGCCCAGTGTGAAGAGATTATTCAACGGGCAATTGATAAGTTTTCTCGTTCTTTAGAGGAACAAATTGAAGGTTTAAAGGAGGATTTAATGGGAGAGGATTTGTGACCTACCCACAACTTCTTGCAAAATATATTACTTGCTATTTACAACCAATCACAAAACATTGGGAATTAGTAGGGGATATGTTTACTGATATGGGCCACCTAGCCCAAATGGAACTCGCGGGCGAATTGACCCACCGAGAGGTTCGACACACCCTTGAACTGCGTGTGCGAGATGCAAAGCGAGTAATTAATGGTGAATCATTAACAGTGATTCCTTGTGCCGGATTGGCTCCAGGGTATTATTATACGCCAAGGGAGACATCATGAAATACGAATGTCCCATTTGCGGAATAGCTTTGCTTCGTGGCACGAGTTGTCCTCAATGTCTCGGTTTAATTGTTGTGAATACTCCGCCAAACAAGAAATTAAAGGAATTGGCAACAAAGAATCCGCCACCACCAGAATGGTTTGAAGGAGAAGAGGAAAAATTATGGTAACGCCTAAGAAATTAAAGCAATTTGCGGCTGAGCGTGAAGCTGCCGAAGCTGAAAAGAAGCGTAAGAGCGATGAATATTGGACCACCCAGAGAAAGAAATTAGAAAAGCAAGATTTGGAACGGGCTAAAATGCTTCTTGCTGGTGATCTCGGTAAATTTATTGAACACATGGATGCTGAAGGTATTAAAACTATCCAGCTAGAAGAATTTCGTTCATGGAAAATGACTCCAAATTCAACGTGGCCCCGAAGCGAGTGCTATGGGCATGAATTTGACTTAGGTTTTCAGCCCAAACCAAATTATGCTCCTACTAACACCCTGATCCGAATATTACGACGGCAGGGATTCTCGGCTAGAGCCTTCACTGAGGTTGAAGATAGCTATGAATATGATTGGGAAGGATCGCCGGTGCATGTAAATGGTTGTCGGGATGTTCACTCTTTGGAGATAAGTTGGGATGAGGGAAAAAAGTCTACTAGACAGCGTAAAGCTAGCTCAACTCGCTAACGGCGGAACTGAGTTTAATTATAGCTGGTGTCAGTGTGACCCAGATGTCGGGGCGGTTCCTTGCCAATATTGTGCAATCTATGATGCCCTTAGTCGTGTTAAATGGTATCTACAGGAAAGGGTGGTAATCAATGATAGCAATAGAAATTGATGATATGCTTAGCGACTTAGTTGCTGAGATTGATTATGATGTTTATGAAAAGTTATTTGTTTATTCGTCTCGTGAATGGCAAGAAGATACTTTGGAAAAATTAGAAGTATTACGGGACATTGTTCGCCGACACTTGGCGGCAGCGGAGGATAAATAATGAAGCTAGTAGAAATAAATTGGGTTGATTCTTGTGGTTCTCCTACAATTTGGGAAGAGCCGGAACCTATGCCGCCGCTTAGTATAATTAGTATTGGCTACTTGCTCGAAAAGAATGACAAATATGTAACTATCTGCCAATCGGTCAGTGAATCTGAAAACGTGGGTCGGCGTTTCACGATTCCTGCTGGTTGTATTAAGAAAATCAAAGTAATAAGGAAATAACCAGCCCGCTGCCCTTTAATCACTAAAAAGGTAATGTATATGAAAAAATATGGATTAGAGTTTATTATTCCAGAGTTGCCTAAATGGCGTAAACGGGTTTGGTATGTATCTAAAGCTGCGCGAGATAAGGCGGCTAAGAATGGTGGAAAGAAAGTGAATCGAGATCACTAGCAAGTTGCCCTTTAATCACTAAAAAGGTAAAGTATGAATAAAAAAGAAATTATGAATCTTGTTTCACAATCTCAATGTATCTGGAAACCTGATACTGTATACCGACGAATGAAGCGACAAGGGATGACATTGCAAGAAGCAATGAATCTACCAGTAAGAAGCAAAGTAGATTGTAAACGATGGTATGTTTACTTTTTAAAAGATAATGATATAATCTTTTATATTGGAAGCGGAGTTAATGATCGAGCGTGGCGTCATTGGGTTAAACCATATATTAACTATGACAGTGATGTTGCTAAGAAAGTGCGAGAAATGCTTCTTGCTGGTCGAAAGCCTATTGTTGAAATTATAAAAGATAATCTTAGTGAACAAGAAGCCCGAGAATTAGAGTCTCAATATATTCGAGAGAAGAATCCTGATTGTAATTGGTATTTTAATTTAAAGTATGAAGTCTGGGAAGAGAAATTTGTATCATTAGAAGAAATTGCTGCCGATTCTCGATGTTTGTGTAATTATCATTTATTACGAAATCGTATAAATACGGGTTGGTCACTAAATCGAGCAGTTGGACCAAAAACAAACAGAGGGCGAAGAAGCAAACCAACCCAGGGACCTGATGGTAAATTTTGCCGTATTTAAGAAAAAAACGACACGTCTAATACGGCAGGGGCGCCCCCAGTATCCCTGACAACCGGAAAATCCAGCACGATCATTTTGACCCACCAGTCCCTCACTATCAGATACACCAGCACCATTGAAGCAACCAGCATAGATGATATAGATGATACAACTGATATGCAGCACGATGGTAGTCAACCCCGATAACCAGCATACATACTACAAGCAACAATGATAGACCAATACGCCAGTGAGTAATGATAACACATGCATGTTGCTAGTGCGATGCTCGTAACATCACCAGCTAGGTAATCACTATAATCATTACATATGATATGACAGTTATAACGAATATATGATACATGCTAGATATGACGAATGTAGCACAATCGGCATATCGACCCCGATAACTAGCAAGATGCGGATAACTAACGATTATATCAATGATAACAGATGTAATGATTATGATGAATATAGTGAATGTGTGCATGTTGCTAGTTCTCGGGGTCGAAACACGCCACATGGTATAATCGTTACTAGTGAGATAACGTGAAAATGACGTAAGTAATGATAGGCCACGATGTTAGAGATAATCCATTTTATCCTCTCGACCAGCAGGCGTCATATAAACGTTGTCTAAAGCATAAGATACGTAGAGGATTGTCGATACAATCATTACAATTGATGCTTACGCTTACAAACCCGCATGATGCCCCGCACCGTTAAACATGTTAAAAAGGTGCTAGTATGTCCCGACCCTACAACCACTACATATAGTATTGAACGTATAGTCAGTATATCCGTTAACAGTTAGCGCATAACACATTGCTGCGCAATGTGTTACGACCCCACTAACTCAAACAATTATCCTCCCAGACTACACCCTTATAAATATAATATAATATTTTATTATTATATATTATATAGGGGAGAATACCGTTGGGATAGTTAAGTCGCGCGCTTTCATCGCATCCCGTGCAATCATTAAACTTACGTCACGACTGTTAAAACCATAGCTTCGGAAATACCCCACTTGTAGGCAATCCAGGCCACATCGCCACAATCAGCATATTGCTTACGTATCGTAGAAACCTGATCATCCGTTAATGACCCCCAAAACGATCCTTTCATACGACCCCTACAAACGTCTTTAATCGTTTGTTTCATAAATCCATATTCTTTGGCAAGAGCCTCATAACTGTATCCAAACTTATGTAGCTTACGTATTCTCCCTACCATCCGGGGGTTCAATAAAACGGGATGATGCCACCCTACGCGAATTTTCGGTTTGCGCTGTTTGCGCCGGCCTAACTGCAATCCAAGGATTGCAGCTAGCTCTTTTCGTTCAATATGGTGCAATCGGCATAACCATTCAAACGTGTCCCCACGCTCATAATCCCTACGTAATCCCTCATCGCGCACGACCCGCCAATTACCGTTAAAATCGGCAGGTTTCACGCCACCGTTATAAATCCACAATTCCTCATTCGTCATACAATCCCTCCTAACCTAGAATGTCCCCACCCCCAGTAAATAGCAAACGGCGCGCCAAACCGTAAACCCCGTTAAATACGGCGCGCCGTAGTCTATTGTAAACAGCGCGCCGTATTATGTCAACGCGCAACCCGGCGGCGCAATAGATAGGATATACATTGCATCCGACGCATCCAGATTCCTGCGAAGTCTCTGCGCATCCACCCTAAGCCGCGCAGTCTGCACAACCAAATCGGCCGGAATAACCCGCACATCCCGCGTGCCGATCTTAACCTGACAATCGGCATTGTCCGGAGACAATGCGTAAACCGCAATCTCGCCATTGGCCTTGCGGATGGTAAACTCGGAAAGATCGGCACCCGCCCTATGGGCTGCCTTGAATAGCGCCACCGCGCTTTTCCGAGAAACCGAGTAATTCCGACATTCCAGAGTAATCATTGCAAACCCTCCAATTAGCGTAATCCGAATCTTCGGTTAAACCTGACAGTACGCCAATGGGCATACCATCGTTTCCGCGCTTGCCCCTTTGCCCCATTGCGGCGCTTTCGTTTCGACCCGTCAACCATAAAGCACCCCTCTATTACAAGCATAGGTTAGAAACCTGGCTTGTCAACTCAGAATGCGATTGAATCCCGTCCGTTATCTAAGGGTTCCCCTTGATAGCGGATTAGGAGAGCGGCATCTAGGATCGCGTTTCCGTCACAATCAAGCCTCGCGGAAAACACCCGATAGCGCCGCCGGTTGAATGTTATGTAAACTGGTCCCTTGTCCATTGCTATCCGAAGCAAACGGACAAAGTTAGCTGAAGAGTAAGCAACCCCACGATACAAAATGGTGTGATTCATCGTATTCTCCTTTGATAGGCCACTATCAGGGCGTCACCCTGATAGAGCGCAACCCGGCGGGTAGTCAACCTATCGCGTAGCATCTCCAGACATTCGACCGCTAAGCTATAGCGGTCGAATGTCCTAACGTCAAGCCCGTAGTCCCCGGTGGTAGCGATGATTGTGTACATGGTTGTCTCTCCTTCTATATGAAGCATAGGTCAGAGAGAACCCTTGTCAAGTCAGCGGGACGCCGATTTTCGAGAATCGGAAAATATAAGGTGGGATTGTAGGAATTGTAGGCTCAAACTAGCAAGATGCTAGGAACCCGGTCAACCGGGTTCCTAGCCCCGTCAACTGAAAATGGTTGCGATTATAGGGGCATAAAACCCGGTTCTAGGCTCTTGGCAAGCCGCTAGTGAAGCCTCTTAGGCTTCACTAGTGTCCGGGGAGACTGAATTGCGCTAGCGGCTTGCTAGGAACCTACAATGGAAATGACCGATGGGTCGATCCATCCGATGTCCAGAATGACATCGTAAGGGGTTGCTGGGAGATTTTAGGGCAGGGAGAGGGGCGATCCGTATGCACGGTCACATAATCGGCATTATTCGGATCGCGTAGAATGGTAACTCGATTGATAGTCATTAGAGATCCTTTGCTAATTGGGAGTGTCAACTACTGAAGCCTACCATCGAAACGCGGCTTGTCAACTACAAGGGGCAAGGGGCTAGGGGTAGATCTGCAATAGTCACAATGTATCAATTATCAGGGTCGTATCGCCAATCACAAAATAATCGGCTCGACCCCGACTTATGGTATAATCTGCTCAGGCGGTAAACACAGAAAAGGCCGCGCAGGCGGAAAAAGTAGAATTGAGGGGGATCGATAGCGGGGGAACGGGATCGGGGTGGAATTGTGGAAATGTTCCGATAGCGTTAGCGTGGGGTAGGTGGTCAAAGTAAAGGGGAGATCAACCCGCGCGACGCAAGGGATCGGGGGTATGTGAGGCATGATGTTATCATCGTCACAAACCGCAAAAAGCAAAAGCAAGGAAAACATGGAATCACCCAAACAGCCGTTGCAATGAAGAATATCCGTACAATACGCTATTGGCGGTTGCGGGATAGTATCTTCGGCATTTCCGCCAAAGATGGAAAGTATGATACCAGATGACTCTTGCGTTCATTTGCTATTCTCCGCACGCACAGCATCCCGTGCCTTATTGACACGACCCTCACATTCGTCAAACTTGGGACAACCGGCACAATCTGTATCCGTATATTGTCCCTCACAACCCCGATAACGCATCATTGCGTTACGCGCGATAATCGCGCTACAATACTCTTGCGCGGCACTAGTCGCATTCATCGCTATCATCCTCCAAGTAGGCAATGGCGGCATAAGCCGCACAGAACTTAGGCGCGGTCCAACTGTGAAGATCGATTTCTGCGCCACCGTTGTCAAAACCGATCAATTCAATACGACTGGGAACTTCGTCACCACCCGCAAGAGCCGTGCCAATGGCATAATTGAACTTCCCCTCCGCAACGTCACGCGCGGTGTATTGATTAACAGCGATGCAATTGGCACCGTAGGTCACTGTCAGCTTAAACCCTACCATTAGCAAACCTCACAAGCGCGGAGAAAACGATCCCGGTCGAATTGATCGTTACACTCTGCACAATAGTTAGCTATTGCCTTTGCCAGTACATCCTGCACAATCAGCAAATGCACCCGCCCCACCCCCGCAAGGGAGGGGGCGCGCGACATTTCCCGCAGAATCGCTGCAATCGCTACGTAGTCTTTCTTCGTCATAGGTCACGTTGTCCTTTCAACCCACAATTCCAGACTCCACACCACAATCAGCAAAGCCGCGCTAATCAGGATGCTCATGTTAATCATTCCATTGCGCATAGCCGTAAAGAGCCGGATCGATGGAACGAATGACGCCGTTGATGCGATCGCGCAATTCTGTTTTCTCGGCATCGTCGGCATACCGCGAACAATTGCGCAGATCGTCAAGACAATCCCTAATCGTTTGGATCAGCGCATTCCGGGAAAGATGGATCTTTGGCTCATCCCTGATAATCCATTCCAACGTTGTAACCGGGTCGATCAGATTGACCGGGACAACCATCGTTTTCAGCGCGGCCCGCAAATCCGTGCAACCCGCTTCAACCGTATTTTTCAGAGTATTCCACGCGCGGCACATGATCCCCTCCTATCCGTTAAGAACGGATTTTCTGGTCATTTCGATCAAAGCCCTTTCCCCGTCACAAAGCGTATCGGCGGCCCAACTGTAAGAACCGTAAAGCGCGACATGCGCCGCACGATACATATAGGCCGCACAATCGGCATCCTTGCATCGGCCAAGTGTCAAGCGCTTCTGGATTCCTGCCTTAGCGTCGCACACCCCGATACGCGCTCGATAAGTTGACCCGTCAAGATCCACACCAGTAAAGCCGGGTCCAAGGGGGTTTGGGGTTGGCGGGATTTGAGGGTTTCCCACTTCTAACGCCCGATACTTGCCAAGTTTGCGTACCACTTGGCAAGCTATCGTCAATCGCTCTTGATTGTCCATTTTCATCCCCTTGTATGCCTTGCCCCAACTATTCAAGCTTACCATCGGATCGGCCATAGTCAAGAGAATCCATTTATTTTTTTAATGGGGTCGTATCAGATATCGGGGTCGTAACGTGCGGCAGCCCGCAAAATCCGCACGTTTGGTCATGACCCCGATAATCGGAATAACTGGCCACGGGCAAATAACCCGTTAGTGGCATCGACCCCGATAATCGTTAGTCTATGCGCAAAAGAAAAGGTTGGCGTTTCCGCGCCAACCCCTTCTGTCAGAGGAATCAATATATGAGGAAAAGAGGGAACAAACCATACACGGCTCATTACGTCCGGTATCTTGAGAATGTTCCCTACAATCCTACGGACCATCACGCGCGTTATTCATGGCATACTCCTTATAACCCCGCCGATCGCGCTTGGGTCGCGCGATCGGCAAATCCAGAACAAACCGCAGAGTCCGTTGCCGCCGGCCTAATCGTTACAGGCCGCACGCCAAGAGGAAAAGATCCTTATTGAAGCGCTTCCCCTCTTGGGTGGCAGCGCTAACGATACCGCGCACCACACCATCCAGCACATCCGTTGCGACCCGCGCATCCGGAGCCGGCAGCGAATTCGCCCGATCCCGCTCACCCCGCACAACCGTCGCAATCGTCACGTAGTCGTTCTTCGTCATTGTCGTTTCTTTCGGTAGAATCACGTTTTACACCCGAATTGATACGGCCGGGCGCTTACCGTTTAGTCGATAGATTATGCGCATCCCGCATAATCCGCACAGTCTGGCGATAGGGGTCATTTTCCGGAAGATCCCTTGTAACCGTCATTTGCCGTGCATACCATTGATCCAATTCGACCGCCCTAGCCTGATTATCCCGCAAAGCTTGCTTTTCGCGCTGCTTATGCGACACAACCCCTATTCCCAGAATAGCCGCTATTACCAGCGGTAGGCTTATAATCGTTCCAACTGGACTATGGGATGTATGTTGGAAAGATTGTCGTATCCCATACATTAGATACGACCCCTACACGTATGTCTAATCCTTACCTCCGTTGCGATAGGCCAGATCGTTACAACCATCCACGGTCGTATTGACCAGAGTAGTCAGTCTAACCGTCATTTTTAGCACGGTCAGTTGATCCCCGTTATCCCGAAGAATCGCGCCAAGCTGATCCGCCAGCGCAATCTGCTGGATTAGGGATTCCCGTATCATCTGGACAACCGGATTTTCCCGCCCTTGGCGGATAACCCTCGTATTCAACAATTCCGTTGCTTTCGTTGCCCAACGATCACACGTTGCAATCGTCACCATCGGTGGTTTCCTCCGTTTCGACAGTTTCGATCCACTCCGCAGAGAGATCAAAAGGAATTAACTCAGGAAAGTAGTCTCCAGACATTAGAAACCTCCTAAATTGCCTTTAGGTTGCTTTCCCCGAACAATCAAGCCTACCATCAATTTATCGAAAGTCAAACGTGTTTCCAAGTAATTCCTTGTTTGATATCTCCGATTGCCCCACGACTAACATCGTATAAATCTGCTACCATCCGGTGAGTCAGATATTCCAATACTTGCCGAATAATTGGAATATCTGATTCCGTTAGTTTCGCGCGACAGTGTAGTGATCCTTTACACGGATTGATAGCCCCACTATGTTTTTCGCGTTTTTTATGACGCATATCCCGCATATTATCTAAAGATGTTCCAATCCATAAATGCGCTGGATTCACGCAAATAGGATTATCGCAATGGTGGCAAACGTACATACCATCGGGTATCTCTGTCACAAGGGACATTGCGATCCGGTGAGCTTGATAGGTTTTTCGGTCAAGAGAAATCCAGCCGTAACCCAGCGAATTGCAAGATCCGGTCCATTCCCAACAAGCGTAGTTGCAACCCGCCCGAATCGCCACCTTTGACCAGAAGGCTTGCTTCTGGGCATCGGATAAGGCAGGAATCGGGCGGGTTCTTACTGACATTAGTGATGCCCCCGATGCGCATTAGGCGCTAAATACGTTACAGGCGGTAAAGCCGGATGCTTCGGCGCTTTCGCTATTTGCGTATGTGGCGCTTTAGGCGCTTGCCCCTTGCTACCCTTGCCATTGTCCCCCTTGCCATTATCCCCCTTGCCTTGCCCTTGCCCCTTGCTACCCCCTTTCCCGATCTCTGCGGGGGTATCTTTCGGCGCTTTAGGTGCGTTAATAGCGCCCCCTTTAGCTTGACCCCGATAACTGAAAAAATCGAAACGATAGGGTTCAACCGAAAGAACCGGATTCTCCGATTCTTTCGGAGGATGCGCTGCAACCCGCAAACGATGCACTTCTGGCGCAATCGTCATATCATGCACGGGGGTACGGCGCGCCGGCAAATCCGGCATTGTCCATACTGTAGGCTTTTCCTGTCTACACCCTGCAATTAGCAAAGCCGCTAGAATTAGCTTTCGCATACGGCACCCGTATAAAGGGGTTGAAACCTACCATTGGCCCTTGCCTTCTCACTATAATACTCGACAAGATCCGCACAACCGGCAGTACGCCAGATTGCACAGATTGTATCGAATAATTCGGCAGTGCCCATACCCTCGATATCACCCCTAACTTCGGCAAGGGTATGCTTACTGGCCCAATCGGCAAAGGTGGTTAAAGCCCTAACCCAGTTACGGATCTCCTTATCGTTAAGACTGCCTTGATGCAAACGAACCTCAAAGGTGGTATGATTCGGATAAGCGGCAACGTTCAACCAAACGTAACGAGTCTGACGACGGGAAAATCCGTTAAAATCATCCCAAACCTCCAATTCGTCAAGATCCCACGGGCATCTCTCACAATAGAAATTAGTTACCCTAGTCTGCGCAACCAATCCAGCCCATACGGCTTGAGTAACCCGAAAAGCCCCCGCAATCGCCATAAGCGATGCTTCCGTTTCTTTCCGCATATCCAGATGGATATGCAACCCGCATCGACGATCAACGGCCCAACCGTGCTTATCGGCAAAATCGCACAAATCGGTAACAGCCTCAAGACCGTCATTCCCGGAAAGAATGTCAGAAAAGAACTCTTCGCCAGAAACGCTACAATCGTGCTTGCAGCCCCAAGCGGCAGAACCCTCTAATTCGTAGTTATCGTCACATTCCGATGTTTCGATTTCCACCCCGAAACATCGGGAAGATCCTACAAGATCGTACTTGCCAGAATGATTGACGAAACCGTTAGGATCCCACAATCCGTGCCGATGCGCACAATGATCACAAAGCACTCGATCGTTAATGTAGTGAGTATCCTCATTAGCGACCTCATCCCCACAATCCTCACAAGTGCTAAAGGTGTCACAATAGCAATCCCGGCAGTATTCGTCATTGCCCTGAGAAGTGATGCGATCGTCACTGTGGATCAAATCGCCACAAGCGCAACAGTTGTCATAACCGTTTTCCCGCGTGCAATCCCTGCAATAGCTATTCCCTCCACAATCGTTTAGATCGTTAAACCACCCGTGGCAACCCTCACATTGGGAGAATCCAGCATTGCCAGCACATTCCTCACAGAGCGTGTCTCCGTCACAATCGGCAAGCTCGTTGCGCTCGAACCACTTGTGACAATCATGGCATTCCGCATAGTCACTCTCATCGGCACAATCGGAGCAAACCATATCGCCCCCGCAATCGTGTAGCTCATCGAAAACCGCCCCACATTCGGCGCAATGGCGATACCCCATAATGCTAGCGCAATTGGGGCAAACGATGCGATCGTATCGCCAATCCCGATCGATATGGGATCCGGCAGATTCGGTAGCATCCCAATAGCCCCCACAATCGGGACATTGCGTATATCCCGGAAGCGCTTGGCGCGCCATAGCTGGGGGGCCATACTTCCGCGCTGGGGTATTCGATAGCTCATATCGCATCGCTAAACCCTCCAAAGGGAAAAATACCGCATCATGCAATCATACCATCGAAACCGGCCTAGTCAAGCAAAATACAGATTTTCATAATTTTCCAATTGTAGGGGTCGATACTGCGCAGCCGCGCACATAGTATATTGTCACAATTCGACCGCGGGCGGGGTGTAACAATTATAGTGGTTGAAACGAATGTGTCAGGCGGAGTGTTACGACCCCGACAATTGATATAAGAGGTTCGGCCTCTATAATCATTAAAATCAATAAAAATGGAATAATCGGAAAACAGCCGGAAAAGGCTAGGGGCCTGGTATGATCTACTGCAAATGAAGCAAATCAAGAGGATTTTTTCTGATTTACTGTTTTTGCGGGAAAAAATGAAAATTTTTTCTGGCGCGGAAAATTTTAATTTTTTGAGTTTGCAAATTTTAACAAAGGAATTGGATTCGCCGTCGCTTTGGTTATCGGCTTCAAGGCTTCTGGCTTGACGCCAGATGCCCGTTGAATCCCGCAATCGACTATCGGACTATCTTTTGCGCCAGCGAGTTGCTAGGCCCCTTAGAATTGATTTCTCCCACTAGCAACTTGCAGAGAGTCAACTGGCCAATTCGCGGTGGCCCGAAGTCGCATTAGAAACTGATTAGGTTTCACATTGGCATTTTATTCCGAATTGCAAACTGAGCGGTTGAGATTTGATTCCACCTATTAGAGGGGCTTGCGAGTCGGCAGGTTGCGACCCCGTTAATTAGAATAGTATGTCTTGAAAAACTTCTTCATTGCAACCTGCCGCACCGTCAAAATTGGAACTTGATTGCTCACCCAGAAGAGGGGTAGAAAACTAAAGCGGGGCGGCCAGCATCTAATTATTTAGATCGTCTACATCTAAATTAAAAACGTAAATCAGACCCCGTTAAATGATACGTTCACCCTGTTATCGGAATTAGATCCGGCGGTTGATCGTCTCTGATCGTATTCGCGCCGATGTATTCGCGCCGATGTATTCGCGCGTCCGGATTCGGGTAGTAAGAGGGCTAGAATTAGGAGGGCCATAAATACCAAAAGCCCGGTTACACATTGTAACCGGGCTTTCGCCGCAACAATTATTAGTGCTTCTATTTCGCTATTAGGCCACATTCATAGGCGCTCGCTCCACAAATAGGTATGGTGTATGAACTTCACTCCCATCCACTTCGGCCACTAGGCGGCCCTCTCGCTCCAATCGACATAGCCAACTCCTAACCAGATTTCGGGTATCACTGAAACGCGCGGCATGTTTACTTTCTTCGACGTAAACAAGGCAACGGGTAAAACCGTTATAGTCTGCGTGAATTGACCAAACAGGGTGTCCTACTAATCCCTCCCAGTCTAATTCTTCGACAAATCGTGACCGGGAAACCTCATTGATTACAACTGTTGTGCTCGCCCATAGAGACAATGGCTTGATTTTGGACATCGCCAACCCTTTCTGAACAAACCCTACAATTGTAAACAACCCGCAGACCGCGACGATTCATACGGTCAATTCACGCCTTAATCCTCATCAACCAGCGGCTCACGGCTTGCCGCCTTCCGCGTATCCTCGATTTCCTTACGCATTCTCTTTAGTTTGCGAATTTGCCGCGTGATCGCTTCGCTCATTTTCTCCAAAGCAAATTCGTGCCGTGCTTCAGGTGTTTCACCGCTTACCGGCCAGACGTTTAATCCTAATTCTGGACATACAAACGTCCAATGATTATCATAACACCACAAATCGCACTCATACCCCTGAATCGTAGCATGTTCATCTTGGTTTCCAGGTGTCGTACTCCAGATAATCATACTACATCCTCAATTGCGTTTATGGCATCAATATCCTTTCGGACTCGTTTTATCAAAGCCTTGCGAACCTTTCGCAAAGCCCAAGCCCGGCGCTCTTCGGTTGTCGCGCCCTTTGCGCGTTTCCAGCAAATGTCAAGCGAAACGCAACACAGTTCCCAATGACCGGATACACTAATAATCAGGTCAACTTGATGTGGCCCGATTGTCGTTATCTCATCCTCCATGACGTGATCCTTGCTATGGCAGGCTTGAAACTTAGTCCATTCAATCATACGCTAGATCCTTTGCGTCATAGTCGGGATCCCAATCTACGCCCACTTCCCTGCCAATTTCCCCGGCTTCATCATCATAGACCATCCCGTCCCGAACAGCATTATTCAGGATGTCTTGCACCGATGCCTCATGGCTTACAAGTCGGCACATTTGCAGAACGATGTCATAATCGGTCATTTTACACTTTCTCCCGAAACAACTGATAAAGTCGCTTCGTAGTTAAAGTAACTTGTGTTTCATTGATCGCTGCGATCGCGGATCGAATGGCAATAAGCTGTCCCTCTAATGCGTTACGAATCCAAAGGAGGGCTAGCGCCTTAGCATCTTCACGCGGGGCGTAGATATGAAAGCTATAGAACCCCAGCGGAGTACAAACTAGCTCCCAATCCTCATTACCTTTACGATTAAGGTAAACCTTAAACTCGTAAATATCCGTAACCAGCATCTTTTCTGTTTCACGCCATGTAATCATTGGTCACACTCCCAAGCTTCGGTAAGCATAAGGGCGGCATGATCATCATACTCGCCACTATCCTCTTGTACCCGGATTCGGTCGAATAGCAATTCGACCGAATCCCCGGAATGATTCACAAGGCGGGCGTAATCATCAAGTCTGGATGTAATGCGGAAAAACTTCGCGCCTGGCTTGGCAGTAAACTTTACTGTTGAACCCAAAATCCGGCGGGAATCATACCGCGACAATTCTGTGCCGATACCCGTCCAAACAGGTTCCTCTAATCCGGCGAGAATTGTCCAGCTTGCAGACTTATCAAGTCTATCAAACGGAAGTTTGGTAGGCTTGCTTGCGCCGCCTAGAATCTTGCCGCCTTGTTCAAGTAGAAAAACGAGGTTCATGGCCCCCTACCGTAATGCGAATTGGTTGCCTTGTCAAATAGGCCGCTTCAAGCTGATTGTAGGCCGCTTCATCCTCTTTTGTAAAGAGACTAGGATTTCGATCCAACGTCACCATCAGTATGGCGAGAAGATGCCTAAATGTATCCCGGTCGATCAGTAGCTCTTGCATGATTACCTCGCGGCGTCAAGGATCTGATTCCAAACCTCTTCGGCCAAATCAGACTTCAAGTAGAATCGACCCTCAGAGGCATCAATTGCGCGAACAAAGCATTGTGCCGACAATGGCCCAAGCATTGTCGAAAGCAAGTTTCGCACATTCTCGTAGATCGTGCTGTTAAGCCCCTCATCGCAGTCAAACGCTAAAACCATTCGCTCTAGCATGGCTCCCTCCAACACCACTCGCGGGTGGTATGGCAGGGCTTGGCAGTCGCCATTAGCGGGCGGCCTAGCTGATTCTCAATCGCCGTTTTAGCCGAATTCGCCCCGTAAACCGGGGCTCCCTTTGTGCCGTTTTTCACAATCCGCGTAGGGAATTGGTACTTACTGCGGCGGTACTTCTGTGTCTTAACCATAACGTTCCTTTCTATTCTAGTATACCCTGCGGCGGCCTAAAGTCAAGGCGGAATCGAGGGATTTTGTAGTTCTAGGGCAAGGTAATCGCCGTTTACGTGCGGCTCCCCGGCAATACAAGCCTTTACATTGTGGTCGGGCGCACAATAAAACTGCATCCGTTCAAGACCCCGATAATCGGTAACTTTGGCAAGTTCCGCCCAAATGACAACCGGATCAAGTGTTGATGCCTCAAAGGAGGCAAGCGCCCAATCATAATAGGGGAATTTTTGCGGAATCACTACTGACGATTTTCCGCGCTTCTCGCGGACAGTGAGCATATACATAACTTTACCTTTTGGAGTGCGGAATCTTATGCCGAGGGAAAACGTATTCATGTGTATCAAAAACGGTTTGCGGAATAACTCTACGACGACACTTAGGGCATCGAACGTGATTAGGGCGCTTACCGTTTATTGGGTCAACGTGGCCCATATAGTCACACCACTTGATTTGAGACGCAACATTCGCAACATTGCTGCGGCGAATATGGGGTTTCTCTGGCTCAAGTTGCCAACGCCCGTAGGAATTGCCCACGAGCACCGTTCACATCCCTGCAAAGTCCGTTGATCGTTTTCGCCGGACCAAGTTCCTTGATCTCACCGCTCCGCGAGTCGGTCTTGGAGGTATACGCCTCGCTCCCGACTAACACAACTTTCCCTCGCTTGTACGCTATCCAACCCAAGTATTGCTTGAATTGGTAGTGACCAAGAGAAAGCATCCCTCGAACGGTGCGTGACGTGATCTTGCGTTTTTCCCTTGCCGTCATTTCTGATGTCTCAAAGGTTGGCAACAAAATCACGTCGTAGTTCTTTGTGAGAAAGTCGGCCGCGCGTCTGTGCAAGTCAAGTGTTAGGTCTTGGAGTTTGTTCCGAATTGAATGAATTCGCTTCTGGAAATACCGAAACCTATCACGGTGACATTGCTTCCATTCCTTGGGCGCTGCCTTGAAGAACCTTGCTCGCTGCCCAAACAACTTGTCGAGTCGCAAGAGCATCGGACGAATCTTCACCGCAAATCCTTTGCCGATCTTCGCACAATCCAGGGGAGAGAAAGTCGTGAGGAAGGTTCTGACTCCGGGGTCGCAAGCGACGGTCAACTTGCCTTGGCTTTCGGCACTAACCTCCACCGTGACCTTGCAAATCAAGAACCACCGACCACACTCCCAAACTACACTTGCCATTTTACCGACGGCCTCACTTGGGATGGCTTCGGTAAGATGTTCCTTCAATATCGTGGGAAACGGCCCGCTGCTTGCAAGCCGCTGGACCACGAATGATTGTTTGTTGTCTTTCCGGCAACGGAAAGAGTAATCGCATTCCTCACCCTGGCTCCGCCGCTTGATGATGGCCTGCCGGGTGAGGTAGGCACTATTGACCGCCTCATCAAGCAAAACCGAGGGAACCTCCGGGAATTCAGCCCGGACTAACTCCCGCACTGTGACCCGGAAAGCAACCTGATTGTCGGTTTCGTGCGCCTCGCCTTTGATCCAAGTCTTGAAGGCGGCGATGCAAATGTTGTAGGCACGACGGCTCGCGTGCAACAACTCAAACCACTTGCGCTGGGCCGTGGGATAGAGCCTTATCTTCCGACTTACTTCTTTTGACTTTCGCCGAACGCCGTCCATAGTAGGCGTTACAAAAGCTGGTGATAAATCCAACGAGCACTTCTGTACTGAATTGGTCGGGGCTTTCACACGACTTATTAAGTGCTGTGACCGATCCACCCGCTCGCTCAAGGATGGCTCGGACGAATTCAAGTCCAACTCGTGACAATCTATCGTTGTTGGACACCACAACATGGACTGCAACGCCGGACATCGCTCGTTCCAATAGGGCAACAAATCCTTTTCGCTTGAAATTGAAACCAGAGCCGATGTCGGCAAGGATTTCGATTTTCGGGTAGGCTTTTTTGAGTTGCCGCTTTTGCTCTTCAAGCGACGATTTCTGCTTGCGAGACGAGACCCGGGCGTATCCGACGCGCTGTTCGGTGGCGGGGACAATACCAATTCGGTAGTGCCCACCCTCGGTTCGCTTGACGTGCTCGAATTCACCACTTGCAATCCACCTACGAATCGTTTGGGGCGTCACGCCGTAATCGTTGGCGATTTGCCCGGTCGTTTTCCAAAGCATGTTGGTTAGTGAAGCATGTTGTGTGCCACATAACGGCTTCTATCCGCCGGATTGTCACAACAAGAAAGCGCGAAACGACTTACGAAGAGATTGTCCTTGACTTTGCCAAAGTCTCGAATTACGTGGCGTTCACTTTTGGAAACACAAAGGTGCCGATGTTGCGTTCGTTGCACTCAACCGGCGCAGTCTGTTTCGGGCTTCCGCTTCGGTTTCATCCTGCCACCATTTGATCGAATTGTTCCTCTAGTTTTGCTAGAGTCTGCTCAATAACGTGCTGCAACCGAATCAATCGGCCGCGCAGTTCCTTGTCGATTGCGCTTGCTGCCCAACGGTCAACTTGACTCAAAAGCTTGCGATCTGCTTCAATTGTGTCAATCAGATGGTTCACAGAAAACTCCCTCTTCATTGATTAACCAGAAATACTTGAACCCTTGAGCGCGCAGCGCTTTGACTTCATGCGCCAAATCATAATCATCGGGCATATTGATAAGAAAAATGTACCACGTTATCAATCGGGCTTGTTCGGTGGTTATATTGTTATCCAACATAAACCGCCAAACGGTCCAGATACAGGAATTCGCCCCTGGATGCTGAATTACTAATCTGTGAATCATGATGCTCTTTTCAGTAAACGATCAAACTTCTTAGCAAGCTTCGTTTCGCAAGCTTGGCAACGAAAAACAGTGCGAACCGGAAAACCTCCGAAAACCAGTGCGGGTTCATCGTGTCCCCCGCTCTAGCTTGGCATCGACAATTGCTCCCTGGATAAGGCGGCCGAAGTATTCAAGCGCTTCGATATCCACAAGCGTCATTGTTCCGTGTTCATTAACGCCGGCATAGGCGTCAAGAATATTGTCGATGGTAATCTCGCCACCATTGGCAGCGGCTACCGCATTCATAAATTGTTGCATTGGAGTCATATTGATAGACTACCATCTCTCCGGTAAAAGTCAAGGAAAAGGCCCACTTTTTGGTCCTTTATAGTGGGCGCGCTTGCAGCCGGATTAACCCAAGCGGCTTTGACGGTCCACCCATCGCTGCTATACTAGTATAGCTTATGAATGGCACTTGTCAAGTAAAATCTAAGTCGCAAACAAGTGAACTTGTGGTAATGATGCCGGATCATTCAAGAGGTTAGCATTGTACAAATGCTTCAATTGTCGTGCGACAACCTCACAAGGGGCTTCCGTTGCCGTCATAGTAGACTGCGCATTATAAGTATGCCCGCATTTGATGTTTAGAGTGTACTTTCCGTAGGAATTAGCGACCCATACCTTAGCGATGGGGCCAGCAATTTCCTTCTTTCCAAACTCATTGCGGACACCTACGTAAACTTGAAAATCGAGAAAATCGTCAAGTATCGAGTATCCAAGATGAATTGGATCCCGGCAAACATCCAATACCTTGCCCTTCTGCACAAGCAGAAAAACCTGGATTACCGGCAATTCAATCAAAGCGCGTTGTTCGCAATCGACCATAACACAATTCTACCATCAGGTAGCGGAAAGTCAAGCCTTAACAGGGATTTCCGACCAGCAATAGCCACACCACGGCCCATCTGGCCCTTTGACGGCCGCATCCGTTGCACTATGATAATGCCGACTATTAAGCGCTACTCGAATAGCGCGATCAGCGGTATCATAGTCGGAAACGGAAAATCGACCCAATGGAGTGTTATACGTTATTGAGTACACTTATCAGCCTTGTGAAGATGAATCTCAGGAATGACAACCGTATCAAACGGATACACTTCGGATATGGGCCACTCGAACATGCGCACAATGTAGTGATGCCCAAGCACGGGCATCTCTACCGTGGCAAGCCCTCTCACTTCACCCACGCCTTGCACCGGGCCATAGTCAACTGCCACAACCTCACGGAAAGCAAATTTACTCATACCACAAGTATACCATCATATCGGTTCCTGTCAAGTCAAAATGGCCGACCCCGACAATCATTACACTATGTCTAAAAGAAAAGACCCCGGTAGGTGGGTCCGGGGCCTTTTCCTTGTTGCCAGTGTTAATTATAATTTTTTATAAATCTAATTAGCACCTAACCGTTTTATGCCTCCCCACTAGTATGGGCGGCAGGTTCCTTATTTTCTCTCAAACCCTTACCTTATCGTATCCTTTGACCTACAACGTAGGTGGGATTCCAATGGAGCGAGTTGTTTCATACATTCCATAGCTCTACAGGCAACTAGGAACCAAGTACGCTTAGGCGGGGCACCGTTGCCCCGCCCGAAAGGGGCCTAACTCCCTTTAGTCATCTTCATATCCGTTGCGAGATCGTCCGTGAACTCGAAAACGACGGCGGTAAAACTCGCTAATCCGTTGCCCGCCGGCATTGTCCCAAACGAAGCACAAACTCTCAAATTGGGACTGTGCATCTCCATTAAACATTTCGTCAATCTGGTCATAAGTCATATCCTTGACCGCATCCACAAATCGCGTATGCGCGATAATCCAGTACATGATGGTTTTTGCATGAAGCGTTCCATCATGCAAGCGAACCTCAAAAGTCTTGTGCTTGCTGTATGCTTGCAGATTGAGGTAGTTGTACCGATCCGAGTCACTGAAAAAGCTGGCAATTGACCCGCGACAGTCACGAATCGCGCTTGCTGAATACCGAGGGGCATGGCAATAGAAACTATCGCAAGCCCGATACTCAGAGACTAGACCGCGCCAAGCAACATAACTCTTAGCATACGCATAAGCGACATGCCGCAATTGAACGGTAGTCTCATCACGCATGTCAAGGTGCAAATGATAGCCACAGTCATCATTTACAGTATAACCATGCTCATCGGCCCAACGACAGAAATTTTCAACTTCTGTCAAACCCTCATCACCGTACAGGATCGGGGTAAAAAACTCCATCCCCCGAACACTGCAATCATACTTAGCGCCAAAAAGGGTTTTACCCTTCAATTGACGGTAATCATCGCAAGAGTGAGTTTCCAACTCAATCCCAAACTTTCGCTTGCTTGCGATGTTCCCATAATGGGCGATGGAAACCGGGCTAGGAGTCGGCTCCCACGTATCTCCTGCGCGGTAGCATTCCTCACAAATTCGGACATTATCGCGGGTTCGTCGGCTACAGTCAAGCCACCGGACTTCATTGCACTCCGGGCAAATGAAGCAATAGGCCGTCCAACAGCGGGAGCAAAACAAACTCCCATCCGGAGCCCGTTGCATCAAATCATCATAATGCTCTTCCCGGCAGTGACAGCAAAGGCTCCGAGTACGAGTAATGGTAGCAGTGTTAGGCACTTGTTTCCCTTTCGTTAAGCGTGTTGAACTCTACTTAACTATACCTCATTTTTACAGGTTGTCAAGTAGTTTTCCAGGTTCGACCGTGTTTAATACCTGCAATAGCCCCGGAACTAACATTAAATTCTCTGGCAACTGTCGCACGACTTTTACCAGTTTTAAGTTGTTCACGAATTAAAATGACTTTTTCTTTTGTAAGGATTGCGCGGGGATTTTGTTCACCACTATTCGTTTTTCGCCCACGACGGTATGCTTGGAGCAGATTTTCGCGTTGTGTATCTTGCATCAAATGTTTAGGATTTACACAAACAGGATTATCACAACTATGTAAAACTCCTAACGTATTATCAATTTTTCCATAATATAGAAAATATATAATACGTGGAGCATACCGTACTTGACCACGATGTCCGCATGAAAATACACCCCGGCCCTCCCAATTTACATTGCCAGACCATTGCCAACAACCATCGCTTTTAGTAACATTGCGCCAAAAGCGAGCAAGCTGATTTTCTGTTAAGATTGGTATTGGTTTGTATTCAGGCATAAACGGTAGGCCCGCTAACCCGATTGTTAGCGGGCCTTTCCTTCTGACAGGGTTGCAAAGATCCTACCGACGATCTCAAAACCCCATTAACTCTTTTGCCCATCATCGGTTTCATCCATGCTTCCGCTGTATTGAGCCCAAGCTTCCCTCCAATCTTGGTCATAGTCCTTCACATTGGCACCCGCGCCCACATACTCATCATCCTCCCACCGCGAAGTGCTAGCGCCCTTACCGCTGGTGTAAACCACCCGACCCTGACGCTTGCCCTCATACCACTCCGTAGTATTGCTGCATCCGTACTTACGCCCCCAGTATTCCGGGGCTTGCGACACAAACGGGGCAACCACTTCAACCTTACCATCCTGAGAGAAGCGGATAGTCTCACCCTCACCTACGGCCTTGATTGTATCACTATGACCGATACACTGCGCTAGATGTTTGGCGCTAGAAGAGTAGTACCAAACCCCTCGATACTGGCCGTAATGAAGTTCCCCATTGTGAACTTGGAGATAGAAGTATTCCCCGTCAAACCAGGAAACCCCCCAATATCCGCAAACCGTCCCCCAAGCGCTGTTATAGTCGCCCTTGTGCTTAGCAAGGGAATCAAACAGGAATTGGGAATCCACGGCATAACCATCCGGGGCGTCAACAATACCATTGTGCGCTCCGATGATTCGGCCGTAGCGGAAGGGGTGAGAGTTGCGGCGGTTTACTGCGCCCCGCGTAGCGAGTCGCGTATGCCCTGCCACAAACCACGTATCACACTCAGACCGCTCTAACCAAGCGGAGATGTTCTTTTGCTGTAGACCCTCAGACGGAGTAACGGCCGCCTTGATCATCTTGCCGGTTGAATCGAAGAAACCAAGGCTATCGGTTCCCCGATTTTCATTGGCAAGCACAAGAGCGCGGAGGATTCCGAGATTCCAGCCTTTACCAATAGCTCCGTATATGCCGCACAAAGTAACTATCCTCTTATTAAACCACGTAGACCGGAAACCTATAGTGTCAAGGTTAATCACCGGGGCGGAAGGGGCTTAATTGTTCCTTGCCGCTCTATAATGAAGTATACCTGATTCAAGGCAAAAGTCAAGCAGGTTTTTTCGGAATCCCTGTTAGCCAGGACCAGCTAGAACCGTGCAAAACATGTTCTATGGCACGACCCCGACAACCAATAATTCGTGCAAGTCGAGTTGCACCTAGCGGTTTTCCATTGACAATTTGCTTATGTAGCTTTACAATCTGTAAGACCTGCTTTCGAGTCAAAACTGCTTTATGCTGCTTTTCTCCTCGGATAGGATTACCGTTTCGATCTCGATCTGCGGAGTTTCTTGCGCCATTTCCTGGATAAAGATGCTTGGGATTAACACAATCAGGGTTATCACAAGTATGACACGTCATGTTACCGGCATCACCATATTTAATCCAACAAGCAACACGATGCGCTTTATACCAATCCCTTACTCCAAGATGAGGATGATAAATGCCATAACCATCTTTATCGTGAGCACCTAACCAATTCCAACATTCATTAGGAGTCCGTTTTTCAACAAAATCCCAAAAATGCTCTATATCCTCAGAAGTTAGGATAATGGGCTTGGGCAACTATAGTCCCCTCCCCGCCATTGATACATCCGCTAGTGTCCGTCGATTATGAGGTACTCGCCAGAATTGGGCATAATACCGGGCAAGCCGGGGGCCTAGAATCTGGCGCATGGTGCGCTTTGCGCGCCGCTCATCTCTGAACATATTGCGGATCCGTGCAAATGTCTTATCCTTGACAAAATCGACAAATCGCAAATGCGCAACAATCCAGTTACAAATCTCCGGACCCCGAAGAGTCCCCTGATACCCCCGAATCTCAACAGTCTTATGACTCCCCCAAGCCCGCCAATTGATAAACTCGTAGCGGGTCAAATGTCGGGCAAATGTGTCAAAACTGGCCGCATTAAGCACGGTTTCGGCTTCATAGTCCGGAGGGCGACAAAAGCAATTTCTCAATCGATCAGGATCCACCAGCTTTTGCCACAATTCGATGGTTAATCGGTAGGCATAAGCAAGATGCCGACGTTGCAAACTAGTAGATTCGCGCAGATCAATGTGAACGTGAAAACCGCACTCATCATCAACCTCAAAGTGGTTTTGATGGGCAAGTCGGCAGAACTTGCGAATCTCCGCTAATCCCTTGTCCCCTTGGAGAATAGGAGAAATAAACTCTAGCCCGCTAATACTTCCATCCTCTTTAGCGCCAAAACAAGTGTGCCCGCGTAACCGAATATGATTAGGACAATCGGCAGTTTCTAATTCAACCCCAAAACAGCGCTCACTATGCGTTTTGATGAACGTATTAGCGGATGAATGAAACTCTGTTTCCCGCCAACGGGAAATAGCAGACCAACAATCATAACAGATAGGTTGCCCGCGATCATTGCGCTGAGTATCATCCCGAGAAGCAACGTTCCCGCAATCAGCACAAAGGAAATAGCGGGAACTAAAGCAGCGCTGACAATACACATACCCGCAGGCCCTTTGGCTTGATTCGGCCGTAACGGGGCACCCACATTGATCGCAATGGCTTCTAGCTGGCATGATTCAAGTATACCCTACACTCGCAAAAAGTCAAATGGAATTTTCGACCGTATAAAAGGCCAATCGAATAATTCCCCTCGCTGGGTCAAATCCGATAAGTTCAATCCATCTCATACCGGCGTCACCGCCATTAACATATATTTCTCTCTTCCGTAAGAAAAACTTGGTAGCAGAATCAAGAGTATCAAAATCGGTAAATTGAGCGTAAACAGAATAACCCCGAACAACCGAGTATCTATACATCTTATATCCCCTGTCCTACAAACTGTGCCACCGGAATAAACGGCTTGATGCGAATTTGAGCGACAGTGTTATATTGCCGGAATTCGCCAAGTCCATACATTCTGTTAAGATACATACGCACCGCCGACTTTACATTTTTAGCCTCAATCTTGAATTCGCGCTCACTTTGACTGTATTTGACATAGATCGCGGCCTTATCAGAACGCGGTAATTGTTGCACAATTGCAATCGGATAGAAAACTGTTTTCATTCCGATCGCATTGATACCGGCCGCGTATACTGTCCAGTCACTAAAATCATTGGGATCTAGCTTGTCATAGTCTAACACCATAGGCGTAGCACGTGCGCATATTAAGTGCCCGCCGCAATGTTTACCATGCAACGGTTTTCCACCTTGCACAAGGATAAACGTCGTTATTTGTGGTTTGTGTAATTGCATAGTAAACCTCGAAAGAAACCGGCGGGCGGTTAAACCCGCCGGCTTACCATATTCATCACTTCTTACAACGCGCCAGCGCTGCTAAAACATCTACCACGGCCCTTTGCACCATTACCAGTATCAGCCCTTGACCGTTTCTCAGACCGGCTACGAAAACTGATAGAATAGCGCCAACAGCGGTGCCCGCTAAATAAACGGGAACCGTTGCGACAAGACCAGTATAGACAATAACCCTGCCCAGTACCTTTAGTACCTTACGCATGATTAAACCTTTCTATCGGAATTATACGGCCTTGATGCATCATTCATCTTATCCGCTTAATGGGGAGCTTCATCCAAATCGTAATAAAACGCTTCTCGTCTAGGCGCATCGACCACCCACGCAAATGGACGTTGCGGAGCCCGCCGCGCTGGTTGGGGCCTAAGCGATTTATGCCATTCTTCGGATTTTCTGATCCAATACTCCGCTAACTCAGGACCAATAATCTCCGCAATAGCGACAAAATCCTCGCGGGGAGTGTTATGGAAAAGACTGTCAAGTTCCGAAAAACTCTTATCCTTGACAAAATCAATAAATCGGGCGTGAAGGATAAGCCAGTTACAAATCTCCTCAGCGTCAAGACTGCCTTGATACAATCTAACCTCAACACTGCCATGAACCAAATAAGCCCGCCAGTTGACAAACTCGAATCGGTCACGCTTTCCGACAAAGTAGTCAAAATCCTCATGGGTAATGTCGCTACTCTCATAATCAGGAGAACCGCAATAACGGTTATCACTGCGAGAATTAGGCACTAAGGAACACCAGACCTCATAAGTCCTACGATACGCATAAGCTATTGCTTTCAGCGAATCGGTAGACTCAGTGCTTACATCAAAGTGAGCATGATAGCCACATTGCCTACTTACCTCAAAATGCAACTCTTCGGCCCGCTGGCAGAATCGTTCAATTTCTTCTAATCCTTCATCTCCATACAAAATGGGCGAAACGAACTCCATACCCTCAATAGAACAATCATGCTTACACTCCCAAATGGTGTGACCATTAAGAACATTATGATCAGGGCATCGGTAAGTTTCCAATTCTACCCCAAACCGCCGCCTTGAACCGATACGATCATAATGAGAATCGGAAACGGTAAAACTGCCCATTTCCCACTCACTCGACGGGCGGTAACAATCACGGCAATAAGGGCGATCATCCGACCATTGGGCCGAATCGTTCCATAACGGGTTTCCACAACCGCTGCAATTTACGCACAAATCATGGAAACATTCATCACAGTAATAGCTATCGCCAGGGGTGCGAAAACGTTCCCGTTGATGGAATGTTTCCTCGCAATTGTCACAAACGAAAAATCGACGATCAAAGCATCGGGCGCAATAGTGTTCATTATCTGGCCCGACAGTCGCCCGCCCCCGATTTACTTCCCGACCGCAACCGTAGCATTGCGTAAACATACTATCATAACAGTAGTCACAATAGAAAGTTCCGTTACTAGAGATTCGCCCATCTTCGCGGACAATATACTCTTGACAATGACAACATTGTCGAAAAAGCATCTCAAAGCAAGCCGGGCAGTAGGAAAATCCATCCGGCCCTTCGTGGGCTTCTGTTAATGGCTTATTGCAATGGCTACAAAACTCTGCCACTTGGCGCACCGGGGGCGTAGACTCAATACGCGTACCGGGAAATGGGCGCTGGGTTGGCATACTAATATTATACCTGATAGATGCGGTTTGTCAAGTAAAAAGCGGGGGCCACGGCCCCCGCCCAACGCCGAACGGCTCTTGCCGTTGATCTAGTTATCTTCGGGTAAAACGATAATAGTAGTATTATCGTTAGGATTGTCAAATTTCTTCTCGTAGTACCAAATGGTTAAAGCGCCCCGAATAATAGGGGTAAGGTGCGAATGGCAAGTTATTCGATCAACTGGAGAATTATGATAATTATTGAGTCGTATTGAATAACTGCTGGCGGCGCGCCAATCTACTCCCGCAATAATTCGTTGTTGTTCATCGGGATAAACGGCAACAACGAACCATTGATGCCGTTGATGCAATTTGCTAAAATCCAAGTTTTGAGGGCGATCCGCGACAGCTAAAACTTGGCGGTTAATCGTTTGGATCTGGAATACCGGATGCATCACTTTATCGGCTCCCCGGCCAGTGAGAACCGTTGCCCGCTGAATCGTGAATGTGATGCTTTGCATACTTCGATTCTACCTTACTTTTGGCCGCGTGTCAACTGGGCTTTCATCAAATTGATAATTTCGGATATGCCTACTTGACTTTTTAGATAGTCAGCTAAAGCCCGACCCTCGACAATGGACATTCCATCTGCTAGGAGTTGCTTAAACAGCTTATCCGTAAGCTTAGCAATCTTATCCCCAACCGCAAAGGCGGCGTCATTCGTCAAATTTCCGTTGCGATCATATACCATGTTTCAACTCTACCATCTTCTCGCAGTTTGTCAAGCGGAAATGTACGACCCCGATAATTGATATCACAAACCGCGTGCCAATTGGCCCGTAATCGTTAAATTTGGAATAATCGAAAAAATACAAATTGGCACAGTAATTTTCTGTTATAATCATTACAGTCTGAACTGAACAATCGCTATATCCTGAATTCTGACCCCGATAATCCTTATAGACCTTACAAGAATTTTCTTGACATTTTACTTTTTCGTGGTAGGATTGTATCGTGGCGGCAAAGTCGCTACGGCCGGTCAAGCCGGTGGATTGTATACAACTGAACACTTATGTTCAGTAATAAAATTCGCTAAAAGCAAAAGGACTGGCATTGCCAGTCCTTTTCGTTTAATCGGTAATCTCGCTACCGGCCGCTGAATCCCCAAGAAGAGGGAAAAGAGGCATCTAGGGTGGTCTCCATCGGGGCTCAAAAATGGTCCGAGATGGATTTTTTCTGGTTTCCCTTTTTGAGATTTTCAAATCTCAAAATTTAGGGATGCCCGGCTAAGCAAACTGACATCATGTAAATTGCGCAAACTATGATTCCGGTCAGCAGGCTACATACCACAATCAGATCAAATAGACTGGCACGAATTCCAGGAGTTGCCATTATATTCTACCTCCGTTTTCTTGCTAAAAAAGTTGACAAATTCATTCGACTTTAGCCCACAAAATACGCATGTAATGGCATAGCCGGTTCCGATATCTCAATATCTCGAATCGGTAAAACAGGGCTCACTTCGGCTGCTCTGGCAACTACCTTTGTTTCATCAACACAAAAATCTGAAATATCGGTTAGAGCAATATAAAGGGGTGTTTCTAAAACCACAGGTTTTAGACACTCCGAGTAAACCCAACCATATCGCTGGTTAGGTTTAAGCCGGGCAATATATCGGCAACCTATAAGACTAATTGCTTTTACTTCTCGAAACTTGTTATTGACTTCCAAGAAAACTTTCGTACCTTTTGGAAGTGGCTCTCGAAGATATCGCTTAACCGTAATCATTCCTACACGCTCACAAATCATTAAATTCATTACCTTTCATTTATAAAACTACACTAATAAACTTTGTATTCGCGCCTCCGAAACCCCTCTTAGGCGATCTGAAAAATTTGGATCCGAATTCTTAGGAATTAGGAGGGCCATAAAGCCGCTGTGCTTCTTCTGTTACTTTTTCAAGTTGCCGCATAATTTCCTTTAGTGTAGATTCATCTTCAGGGTGAAGAGACTCTAATTCCTTTAACCTATTCACCATATAAACAATATTAAAAACATGTTTAAGCGGTAAGGTAACAGACAGAGTTAGATTCTTACCTTGATCAAACCCAATAGTCATAAAACTCTCCTTTACTGATTTAATCAGATGAATTACTGTTTTACACTCCCAATAAGAATCTATGAATCCTATTCCTTGAATCCAATCGCCGAGTTTTATATCATCGGGTGTTTCTAAAGCTTGTTTGGTTGTCCAGTTCATACATGTTCTTCGGGGTTTTGATTGGGTAGTATTGAATCATCGTGAGAGAAATCCACTTGCCCCGTGCTGATATTTGGCGGAAATTTTTTAACAGTCCCCTTGAATAATGCGGCGTCCGCATTATTTAACTGGGCATCTTCACGTCCCGACTGAACCGCCCCGTCTCCAATAGGTGCTACTCTCTGATATGGCGGGGTAGTCGGCTGAAAGACTAATGTGTCAAAATTGCTCTTACAATTAGGGCAAGCATGAGTCTTAGGATTTACCGTGGTGGTTGGCTGATAGCCGGGTCCAATTAACTGTTTGCCTGGCCCATACGTCCAACTCACCGCCCCATAATCATTAGTAATAGGTTGATTGAAATGAACTGCCAACATCAATTCATCTAGGGTATCATAGAACGATGTCTCTTTGGTACAGACATCGCAAATCATTTTGACTTGCCCCTCTTGATTATAAGCAAGCGTCACGACATTCCCCATTTAGCAATAAGACAGATTGCAATTATACCAGCCAAAACAATAAGCCCTTCAATAATGTTCATGATTTCTTTATTCCTGTAATATGATTCCAACGGCGACCATTAATAATATACTGAATAATTGTATATCCACAATGAAAATGATTTGCAATTTCTTGATAAGTTTTACCGTGTTTTCGGAAAGATAAAATTAACTTAATATCTTTATCGGTAAATTTTGAGCGAGAATTTTGTTCTCCCTTTGGATTGTTACTTCGATGCCTTTTCACAGCATCCCATCTATTAGTTTTTCTACTTCCATTGTATAAATGAGAGGGATTACAACAAATCGGATTATCACAGTGATGACAGGTACAGGAACTTAATACTTTATATTTAAGAAAACAGGAAATTCGATGCGCTTTTATGGGTTTCCACAGTCCAAGTTGTTTTACTGTAAATTGACCATATCCTCTCCCATCTTGACTGGCAAGCCACGGCCAGCAAGCATCTTCGCCACCAGATTTATCTACTTTAGTCCAGAATCGGGCAATATCTTTTTTACTTAATTTTAACATAAAAGAACCTCCATGTATTTATACAGCAAATTTTATGCCACTTATCCGTAGTAACGATTTGCTAAACCTCGGCATTCTGGACCGAGATGTGTTCCTATTGAAATTATACCTTGTTGAAAAGTAAACTGATCACTTGTTACCCCCTCATCACCTGTAATTTGTTCAGGTGGACGACCGTTTACCCATCCAGGTGGTTCGTCCCAAAGACTATTTCCCAGATGTGTCGCCACCACCAGGGCTTCATAAGAGGGGTAACTAGCGCTTATAGTGCCACACATATCGCAGACAAAATGATATAATCCATCTTCAATTATGAGCATCGAAAGACTCCGGTAAAAGCTTCCACTGTACAAAGTAGTTCAGGGTCGCTAAGCAGTTTCGTTTCGACCCGTTCGGCTTTGCATCCTGGCAACCATTGAAGCAAAGCTTCAGCGGTTAGCATGTGCGGGTGGCCTGGGTGTGGGGGTATATTGACCCACTCGATTATCCGCAACTTAGCCGCACTGGCAATTGCATTCTGTAAAACTTTCTGGGGATCAACAACATGCTGTAGCACATTATAGATCCAGACCTCATCAAAATATCCAAAACAAGCTTGCTGCTCTGGGGGTGGAATTTGTTCACCAGGCAGATTGAGAAATTCGATTCCATAATTCCTATATCGACGGACTACAGAAGGAGGATACTGCAATGGATCAACACCAACAAGTCTCCCGGCATTATAGCAACGCAATAACATTGACCACGGCCCACAACCAATATCTAAGATTGATTTGCCGAGTACATTAAACTCGCCCCACTGATCGGCATAGGTTTCCGTGATGCCCATTTCTCGGGCGTAGACATTATGCTTTTGGATTTCGCCGAATGCGGCAGGCCCCCAACAATTGCCCCAATATCCAGCTTCATGCACTTGGGCATCAGTCCACTCATTCATTTCTTTTCCTCCAACAGATGATTAATTTCACTAAGATGATAATAAGCTTGGAGAAGATGATTTCGGATAGCTGGGTTTTTTGTATCTTTCAAATAAGGCACAGGAATTTTATCAGTGAAATGTGGTTCCGTAGCTTCTTGGATACTGACATGCACATTGCTTGGATAGCAAAAGCTAATTGGATCTTCTGATGCAATCAATCGCTGTGCTGCTAAGACTCCTGCCTCAGTCTTATTAAAATAGTCGCCAGGAATCTCGTCAAATTCATGGACACCCCAAATCAATGCTCTGAGTTTCATCTAATTATTCCTGTGGTTAAAGACTTTTTCCATCCGATTATAACAAGCTTGTATCCCGCCCCAATGCTCTGTATTACTAATACGATATCGAAGCGGTTGAAGTTGCCACTTCGCTTCATAAGCTGCACGTAAATATGCCGCATCGGAAGGCTGGAGTATAATAGCCCACGGTTCCCAATGATTATGGGCAAATACTTCAAGTACCGGAAATACTAAATCTGCGGGCATAGTTTGTCTAGTTCACTTGTTAAGTATTTTCCAAACTCCATCTCCCGCATGAACTCTTCTCGCAAATCCTGTACCTCTTCTACAGTTGGATACTTTTTTGCATGGCGAACCCGCCTAACTATATCCATAAGTACGGCGTGCTGACGCTCTGCTATACTGGTAAGTTGATTAATTTCGGTATTAACGTCCATAAGTTTTAACTTCCTGTAGTCGTTTATCAACATACTGTTTCCACTCTTCAACAACACGCTCAAATAGTGGCTTCTTCTCCTTTGGCAATGTGTTTACAAGACAATGAAATTCCCAAGATTCAGGGTAATAGCTGGGTTCATGTACAGTAACAAACCACTCGGCGACCCGGCCACCTAGCAGCTCAAAAATCATCAAACGATCCATCAATGGCAAATAAGCCCACTTATCCCAATAATTCAAAGCATCAAATTTCATATTACAATTATACCTTATTTCGAGTAAATGTCAAATTTTATTCAATACGGCAAAGGGACCACGACATTTTATTGCGGCTTCATTATAGGCTCTTGCGGCATCTTTCTTATTAGTAAAAATCCCCAAAAAACTTTGTTTACCTTTAACTCGAATATTAGCTACCCATTTATTTCTTCGTTTATCCTCAGTAACACCCGTGTATCCCGATGTATTATTTTTACGCTTACCTTGATTCGAGTTACTTTGTGAATCTGTTGCAATTCGCAAATTACTTCGTTGATTATTTAATCCATTTCGATCTTTATGATCTACTTTTTTATCTTTAATATTAAGATGCATTCTTTCAGCAATAGCTTGATGCATTCGTAATGTTACAAATTTTCGACAACCACACAGTCTACAGGGCTTTGTTTTTGAAAGATTTCTTTCGGCATAAAAAGTTATTCTATTTTTATGCGCGAACCACTTCCATTGCATTAAGTAAGTATAATCTTTATTAGAGACTAATACAAACTTGCCTTGTGTGAGCGGAATTCGTTTCATAGTGGAGATGCCGAGAGTCGCACTCGGGTCTTAATTGCTTCTAGTGGTATATCTACATACATAGTTATTCGTTATTCAACAGCCCAAATAACTCGGCTGATCTATAAATGTACATCAACTGTCAATTACTAACGACTTCTGCTACATTGACACTTACAGTTGTCTTGGCAGCTTTACGCAGCCAGTGCTAATTGCGGTTTGGCAATTAAATAATTTAGTCAGCTTTTAACGTGGCCAACTGACTAACCACGGTATGCAACACTTCCTGTTCACAATTAATCGAAACCTACTTCATCCCCATCGTACCTTTTACGGTACAACTCGCCTCAATTCACGAGCCACATACTCATAAACACGCCGGACTTCTGTACCAAGTAGCGTTACCGCAGGTATCGCTACAATCGTAATTAGTGCCAATAGCACTGCATACTCGACGGCTGCCGGCCCATCCTCAGAAACAAGAAACTTACGAATCATTGACTAACCTTTCAAAAAAGAGGAACAAGAAACAATAAATGATCCATTGCGCCAATCAGGCGGCGACTGCGGTATACACGGATAAACCGGATACGGAGGCATGGGTGGATCCATTGGAATAACTGGTCCCCACGGACGAGTTGCCTTGGCATGACAACGCTTACATCGCCCAACACCTTCCATATCTGTTTCAACCGGCCCGCCACAAATTGAACAAGTTCCAATGATCATATTTAATACCTCCAGCGATTTTGGTTGGACTCGAACCAACATTCACACTTCGACTTAATGTAAACCCCAACCTGGCAAACTCTGTTGGATCGGACTATGACCCCGATCCAAGGTTGTCCCGAATTCAACACCCGAATACAACCATGCCGAGCATTAGACCTTATTTAATACTGCAAATTTGCCAAAATATTTTAATGCTGCTTTATTATAGGCTTTAGCAGCTTCTTTTTTACTGGTAAAATAACCTAAATGAATATCTTTTCCATTTATTTGAATCTTAGCTTGCCATTTATGGCTATCTTTTCGCCAATGTACACCTTTATAACCAGATGTATTATTCCGTTGTTTAGGTCGATTTATTCCATTCTGAGATACTGTTGCGAGTCTTAAATTTAAGCGTTGATTATTTAATCCATTCTGATCAATATGATCTAATGTGTCACTCGCTAAAAGACCCATTCTTATAGCAATGATTTGATGCATTTTTATTGCAGTTTGTTTTAACTTGCTCTGAACACATCGAACAGCATAAAACATACCACGATGTTTAGAGGCACACCATTTCCACTGTATTAAGAATTCATAATCTTGATCATCAACCAAAGCAAACTTATCTTGCGTAAGTTTTATCTTTTTCATAAAAGAAGCTCCATTACGATTCGGACGTAATTACAATGCTGGCAACGGGGCGCGGATTGCAGAGCCTTCGCTGGAGAGCTTGTACCGAGATAGTGTGGATCACAAGAGGCGTTACTAAAAGATAGTCATCAATTGCACCACGGAAGTCTACTTGCCTGTCGTCGTAAATGCCAACTTCAAACATCCGACCAAGGTATTTCAAATCCTATAAACGGGCACTGGGATAGCAGCGATTGTACCAACCGGCTGACCACCCAGCATCACGGTGACATTGTAAGGAAGAGACTTGGGCTCTTCGAGAGTAGAGAGATTGAAAAAGCTAATCAGTCGTGTCAACTCTTCCACTCGATTCCAAGTTCGACCAATCCGATAATTCGTATCCGGATTGCTCTCTTGGTTCATTAGAATATGAGCGTCCTTCTTTAGGCCATCAACTTCATATTCGAGAATATGCTTAATATCAGAAAAGGCCGGTGGACATTCGACTACAGTACAAATATACTCTTCACCATTGCGGCCGTGAATACATACGTTATACGCGACTACTTGGGTCATCATCAATTCCCTTCTTGAATTCACGGATTCCTTGCCCTAGACTTCGCATCATATTTGGCAGTCTATTACCGAATAGGAGCAAAGCGACGAAGGCCAGGATAAGAATTTCCGCAAGCTTCATATTATAACTATACCATGAAAAAAGCCTTTGTCAAGGCAACAATTAAAACTATTGTCAGACAGGCAGCATTAAACCAAAAATAATTCGGTTCTTCGGGTTGTACTATTATCGGTTCCCACGCCACAGGAGGCACTGGCACCGACGAAGCGGGTGGTGGGAGCGCTGGAGGCATCACGACTGGCGCTAAACCCAGTGCCTCCTGCCATTCTATCGGGACTAGTTCAGGTCTAATCGCGCCCGATAACCGTCTTATTTCAAATAAAGTTTCTCCAATTGAAGCAATATCGCCGGGAATCTTTGGACCCCGACCAAAAACGAAACATTTAGTTTGATCTTTTTGAGAAAAATCTACAGCAATATAATCATTGCCAGACTTGTAATAGTTAGCCATTATAATTACCGCGTTCGTCAACTACTCCCATTTTTAGATGTCGTCCAAATGCGGGAAGTGTCCGAAACTCTTCTTTTGGAATAGTGATAACTGTAGACCCCTCATGATGGCCCCGTACATAATCGGCGACCCCGTGAGAAGGATATATCGCTACAGTGGGATGTGACAACGACACCCAACCTTCGGATTCCCCGTCATCATAACCAAGATACTCAAACTGTCCATCAACCTTCCGACGAACCGCATAGACATTGGGCTCTAAGACGCGAAGTTGTTGTTTACGTAAGATAAGGGCTTGCTGTAAAGCTGTAACCTCATCCCAACTCATCTTACCGATTGCTTTTATCCAATTCACGTATTCGCTCCTTGTATTTGGCGTATAGATTATGTAAATCTTGTTTAGCAGTCGAAACTTGAAGTTTGGCATCATGAAGTTTTCGTCGAAGATACTTTCTCATCCAGGTATAAGCTTCTTTCAAATCTGTAAAGATATTTTCTTCATAAACCTTAAATTCAATTTGAAACTTATCTTTAACCCATAGACTTTGGTTATCAATGCGTTTAATTACTCGAAGTTTTTCAAGCCCATATTTCGTTGCCATGTATACAATTGGTTCATTCATCTTTAATCTCATTTAAAGTGGCAAACTCGCCAAAATATTTTAAAGCCGCTTCATTATATGCTTTTGCTGCATCTATTTTAGTATCAAAGAATCCTAAAGAAATAAATTTATTATCAACTTGAATTTGAGCCCGCCATTTAGATCCATGTTTAAATTGGGAAACACCTTTATAGCCAGATGTATTATTTTTATATTTTCTTCGATGAGCAGAATTTTGAGAATCTGTTGCTAACCGTAAATTATCTCTTTGATTATTTAGTCCATTTCTATCTATATGATCTACCTCCCCTAGAATTCCCATTCTTTCAGCAATAGTTTGATGCATACAAATAGTTTTTCGTGGGGGATTTTTTCTGCTTGTTTTTCGTCTTGCGTAGAATGTAAATCCTATTTTAGCAGCATACCACTTCCATTTCATCAAGATATCATAATCTTGGTCATCTAATAGAGCAAACTTGTCTTGTGAGAGTAGTATCTGTTTCATCCTGCATACCTTTCAGCAGCAGCAAGATCGTTCCATTCGTCAGATTTCTCTTCTTCGTAACTTTTATTCTTCCAATCGACAATATCATTTAATTTAGTTTTAACAAATTTAAGTCCGTGTTTAGAAACTTCTCGGAGTACCCGGTCTACTATAAAAGTTGCTACAGTTCCTTTATATCGCGCAATTTCCGTTGGACCCCCATCAAAGATTATATTAATTTCAGTCAACGGGCGAAAACAATCTGCGCTCTTCAACATACTACTAACCGAAGTCTGAAAGGCAGTGCCTCTTAATGTAAAAAAATCCTGCTCGTATCCACCTAGATTTTTAAGGAGAATACACGCCTGAACAGTATCGAATGTATTAACAAGGGCCATAATTGCAGTAATTAGTGATCGTCGCTTATTCTCGGTTTCAATCTCTTGGTGCATCATTTAACAATACTTTCTGGTCGGGTTTCATCCATCGAAGAAGATTAGTAAATGACTGACCAATGAATACTCGTACTATAGGTGCTGCCTCGACTATTAGACCATTTGATACTTTAACTCCGACCGTCATTCGAGGACTTGATAACCACCACTTATCCATTTGCATTAGCCACTAAATTATACCATAATTTTGTATCTGGATCAAGATTTTCTAGTTTTTTTAGTAAAATATTTTTCGCAGATTTCATCCAACCATTATCCGCTAACCATTTAGCTGCAATTACTATGCCAGATTGTGTAATAATTTGATGAATTTTTACATCGTAAACATTTACTTCTGGTGGGGTTGGCGGGCAGCCGCTCCCATCAGGGTAATAAGGCACGCCTGGATCTCCGGGTGTAAAGAAATAAAGGATCTCGGCGTCAAAAACATCATCAATTAAATGATAGATACATTTCATACTTGTTGCTCATTCCACGCCATAATTTCGCTACAAAGTTCATTAAACTTCTTTATCGCGGATCCACGTCCCTTGAAAACATAGACAATTCTGGTGTTGAATTTATGCAATCTCTTGTTGCTATAATGCCCCGCTTCTCTAAGAACTATACGGGCATACATTTCCGGGCCGACAACCCACTTATTATTTTTTGCATGAAAAATGGCCGTTCGCATCCCTGTGTTATGGCAACCAAAAAACTCCGGGCCTAGAAATCCTTTTCCAAGGTCCAATTTTGGGATCTTCATGGTGTCACCGGATGGATAATCTCAATCTCTTCATATTCATAGCCTTGGTCGCTACGTATATTTAGAAGATTAATAATCGCCCTTATGTCTCCACCCTTTGCCTTGTAGTAAAACATTTCTTGGTCGCTATCAAGATCGTCAGGATTACCATAATAGCCCCACTCATCCATCACACGAAACAAATGAAGATATGCCTTATCTCGCTCAGCTTCATTACGGGCATAAACGGGGTAATCCCCATGCTTTGCTTTAAGAATTAGTACCATCGGCACTCCTGTATAATTCGCGTTCGGCAATTAGTTGCTTTAATTCAGCCAAATTAGTTATTGAAGTTTGAATACTCTGCGAGAGAGTAACACAATCTCTACGCAATTTATCCATGCGCTTCTTCCACTGCTCTAATTGAAATTCCCCATGCTCCAAAGCAGCAGTGGCTTCCAGCCGCATTTGTTTCATTTCAGGAATTCTAGCCTCATAGGCATCCCGAAGAATACAATATCGAGAGTAATCATCAGGAGCCTTATTGAGTAATTCTTGCCAGTTGTCCATACTATAATCCTACCATCAAGTTTCAAGTTGTCAAGTTAAAAATACCCCATTCCGAGTCGGAAATTGAATAGTAGCAGCGTTTCACACCCCGGAGCCGCATCGCCCCTTGACACCGCCTGCAAGGCCGGGCGAGGGCCAAGGTGCCATCCGAATGTATTCTGACAACATAGACCGTGCTTCCCCAATCAAGCTTCTTAGTGACCCGTGCTTCGGCATGGGCGAGAGGATTAGGCGTCCTAGAAACAATGTTGCTTGCGGTAACAACTGCCCCATCGGTGCGGATACCGACCGCCCCCACACGATAATGACGATTAGCCTCCTTGCAATCACCTTTAAGGGCTACTTGACGTGCTATACGAAAATACTTATCAATTTGAGCCATAGTCGGAATGGGTGGAATCGAACCACCATCTGGGCCTTATAAGAGTCCGGTCCTAACCATTGAACGACATTCCGCAATAGTGGGCGAAGGACTCGAACCTTCACTGTTCACGTTCTAAGCGTGATGCCTCCTTCCATTGGGCTAGCCCACCATTAAGTAGCAGGGATCGGACTCGAACCGATACTACCGACATTTTGAGTGTCGTGACTCTTCCATTGGTCTACCCTGCCAAGTTTTATTTTGTCTAATATTTCTAATTGATTTTCGATCAACATCAAACTGTCGAGCTAAACTTGAAACACTATTATTTGATAGTCTAATTGCTAATACTTGACTCCAATTTAATTTAGCCCGACCATTGTTAATATCTTTTGCACTTCGTTTTCGTTGAACCCGATCATAAACATTATCACTATGAGTTCCCGATTTTAAATGATTTGGATTAACACAATTAGGAACATCACAAGTATGACGAATTACTTCTGTTAGTATAAGTCCCTCCAAAAATGCTGCAATGCGATGGGCTCGATAATGCTTATTATTTATACAAAAATAACCGTAACCTTCGCTGTCTATACCGCCGCCCCACAACCAACAAGAATCAGATGAACCTTTCTTGTAGCAACCATAAAAGCGTTTAATTTGTTCTTCAGTCAAATTCATAGTGAGCCCGGCAGGGATCGAACCTGCGACCTAGCGGTTAAAAGCCGCTTGCTCTACCAATTGAGCTACGAGCCCCAAGTGGGTAATGAAGGAATCGAACCCTTTCGGCAGCCACCTTGCATCTTTTACGCCAAGCGGTTTACAGCCGCACGCAAGGAACATCACCCATATTTATAAATCGGGCCTGTGGGACTCAAACCCACAACCTCCCGGTTCCTCCCGGTGCTCCTATTAAGCTAAGGCCCGCCAAATTCCTATAGAAACTTTAATCATAATCATGGATTGCATAATAATCGCGGGCTTCATCCCAACCAGCCTCATGCGCACGATCCCACACACCGCTCACAAGAGGCATAGCAGCATTGGCACAAGTCTCATAGCCATTATGCCACGCCAGGCGTGCTAATTCCTTGATTGTATCAAGACGATTACTTTCCATGTGAGAAATGTCAAGTGCCCGCCACCACTTGTCAAAGTAAGTTGTCATACTACAATCATAGCACAATTTTTCAGATTGTCAAGCCGGGGTACTGATTATTTTCAAGAAGCGCCTACTCAGGCGGCGAAGAGTCTTTACCCGCTTAGTATTCTGTAGAATCTGAAATTCTGTCCGTTCAAAGTCAATATCCGGAATACGTGTTACAATCAATTTATCCGTAAATCCCATCCGGCGGGCGGCACGTCGGCATTTTAGAAACGCAGCTTTTACAACACTACGTTTTTCGTGGTAGAAAAGAAAAAACGGATAAAACTTATCAACCTGTGGTTGTTTCACTAAGATCGCATAGTTCATTTGCTGACTCCCATAGTTCCTTGATATCATTGTAATGTGGCTCAATATTTGATAGCATTCTCCACGGCACATCTGCTATGTGTGATTTAACAATAAACGTGCCATTTTTTTCTTCATATGATAAATCTTTAGTCCAACATTGTCCTATTCCAGCAAGCATTTCGTGCATTGCAGTACGATTCTTTCCTTGCAAATCACAATGCGAAAAGAATTGACGTGTATAAAGACTTAAAGAGTTTCGTTGCCAATCAGTAGCTCGCCAGAGAAAATAGTTTACTACTTCCTGTTCAGGAATATTAAAGGCTCTAGCATCAAATGCAGCGGGGGATCGACTATAAAAACCAAAGGCATTTAACATCTTGTTAAAGTGGCCACCAAAAACGGACGCTGATACTGATTCCACTTTTGATTGATTATATCCAAACCAAGCATCAGTTGTCAAAGTATCATAATCTGTTAGCACAAAGCTTGCTTCGTCACTTTGAATATAGGCCAGCTTGCAACCCTGCATATCATCCGCAAGCGCCCTGGCAGCCATCACCATAGACCGCATGATACCGTGGTCAAACGGACTATTACATTGACGAGTGAAAGTGGAAAAGGCACGACCATCAACTCTTATAATTACAGGTATCCGGCGTGTTAAATAATGTCGTGCCGGATTTTCATAGTTTAACTTTATTCTTTTTGCTAGTTCAGAATGGTCAGGCATCAACATTTACTCCTAATTTGGTCGGCTGGTACATAGTTAAGGGCTGCTTGTTTTGCGGCTTCAAATGTTGAGTGTTTATCAGGTACAAAAATATGACCTTTATTGCTACATAGATAATAATGCCGACCTTCCGGCCACTTAGCAATTGTAATAATTTCATCCTCTAACTTATCTGGCCACGCCAACCTCTCTGACTCAACTGTTGAAAGAATTCTAGTCTCATGGTATGGAATAAATCCACCGTTTCTATTAACTAAAATTGTATCGCTGCTTAAATACCTCTGAACACTTAACACCCACTGTTCAGCTAAATAGCGTGGATTATAGTATGGGTGCCCATTAAAGTGGGGATCACTTGATTTGAGACGCAACATTCGCAACATTGCTGCGGCGAATATGGGGTTTCTCTGGCTC